AATAAAATCTACATTTTAACATCTGTATATTTATCTTTAAAGTTGTAAATTTTAAATCCATTTGTCAACCAATAATCAAGTCTTTCTTGTGTACACTCAACATAATCTATACGCTTTACCTGTGTAAGACTTCTATACATCAACTCGCCCATAGTATGAAAAATATCTTTTGTATTTACACCAAAAATAACTAATTCATCATCATTATCAATGATAGAATATTGGCGAACATATAACAAATGTGAATAAGGTAATTTATTATTCATTATTTATCACCTTACTCATACCATTCTGTTTCACTATCAACACCACAAGTAAGTGGTTTTACTGCTAACAATGAATCAAACCCTTTAACTTCTCCAAGTGTTGGATTTAATACAAATGTAGTAAAGGCTCTTGACTTATCCACGCCCTCAACTTCAACCACTTCTAATATACTTGTCCAAGTTATGGGTAACTCATTTGGTGGATTGCAAAATACAAATAATTCGCCTTTGTTTAAGTCGCCTAACATCTTAGGCTTTTCTCTAGGTAAATGTTCTAGTTTATTCATTTAACAATACCTCTCAATCATAAAGATAATTAGTAATTACATAATCTGATAATTCCTTTTTATCTTTGAAAATTCTATTGCAACTTAACCCCAACCAAGGGTGAAGTTCATCACTACATCTATGTAAACCTAAAATCGGAATTTTATTATCATAAGCTATCGCCATTTCCATAGCTGTTCCGATTGACTTAGGATAATTAAGATTAACGATTACTAAGTCAGACTTATGTAATCTTTCTATTTCAAACTCCATAACTTCTCTTTCTGTCAAGTGATTATTTGTACTTGGCGAGAAGTGCTTGGGAGGATTAAAGAACCTAACAGGTCTTGTAGTATTACTTTTAATCAATTCAATAAGTTCATTTCTCCACTTTAATTGTTTATCCAATGTAAAACCTGTTAAAGCCCCAGATAAGTAAATATTAAATTCATTCATACTCAATACCATTACTTTCTAACTCTCTAATATAGTCTAACAATATATCTTCTATTGTGCTTAGCTTATCCATAGTAAAGTGTAATTCTTTGATAGTGACAATAGGTAATTTAGCAACGAACATACCATCGCTATCGTCATAAACTTGTATCTCACCTTTGTCTATTCCATAATCCATCTCCCACTGATTACTATAAAAGTTGCGTTCATACATTGCTCGAATTAAAGCACTTAACTGAGTAGTAGCACTTTTGACAACTAGAGTGGAAACACCACCACCAAGTTCAATTCGTTGCTTTAAGACGAAAACCATACCATTAGTAATTCTTCTGATTTCTTCTACTTGTTCCATATCTTGCCTATCTCTCTCAGTTTCATAATCAATGTCAGCCTTGTCCATATCTAATATCCAACTTGACAATCAACCACCACCTTTCTTGCATACAAATAACTTTTCAGTTGCTTTCTTTTTTTCTACTGCTTTTATTGTTCTTCTAACTTCTTGTTGCCATACACATTCAAACTTATCTTTGTATTCATCTGGTATGGTTTGTTCAGACACAAAGACTGTTATGTTATCAAGTACATTTGCGAGTATTAATAAACTCCAAAACTCATCATAATCAAAGTCTTTTGATATGCTATATTTCTTAGAATTTTGATATGGTGGGTCGCAATACATAACAACATTAATACTTTCTCTATTTGCAAACTGTATTAAAGTTAATAATACCGTCTTACGATAGTCTGAATTACAAAATGAAATATTATCAAGCCCTTTATTAGAAACTTGCTTTAAGATATTTCTTTTATTTTCTTGGTAATAATTTCTATATCTTAAACCATTCTTAGTTTTTTCATAACCTGATTTAGCATATCCACCATCAAAAAATCTACCATTATAACTAGCAAGAAAACCTATATTACCCAATTCCCAATCTTTAAATTTACCACTTTGATTTTTCCAATCTTCTCTAGCTTCGTTATATAGTTCCCTACTAACACTCTCATATAACTCTCCACCATTTTGTAAGTGCTTAAATAAAGCAATTACGTATTTATTTAAGTCACAACCCATTCGTAAAGGACATTTAATTTTATCAATCACATTTGCCCCTCCTACAAACGGTTCGATATAAACAGTATTCGTAGGATTTTTGTCTATGTATGACTGGATAATGGGAATAATATGTTTAGCAATATGAGATTTTGAACCCATATAAACCATTTAACAAAGCTCCCCTCTTTTCTTCTGTTCTAGTTTCCTTTTGTCATAAGGAGAATAATCAGAGATTGTTTGTAACCCATCCCAACCATCTTCTGCTAGACTTATTTCATAAGTATTGTCAACTTTACGGAACAAAATAGCATCAGCTCGGCTTTTGTCATTTTCCATATAAGTTAAAAACACAAATGGACGGTCGTTTGTGTCAATAAGAGTAATAGCTCTCGACAAGTCTGGGTAAATGTCATAATAATTGGTTTTACAATTTTGTTCACTAGGAGCTATAACAATATTGTTATTGTAGGTAGTAATTATTACTAAATCTTCATTTTCAAAGCCATATTTCTCAAACATTATTTTTCACCTCTCTTGTATAAAATTCATATTTTATTTTCTCTTTGTTTCGTCATCTTCTATTGCTTTATAAAATTCGCTACCCTTGATTTCTTTTAAGCCTGATGGTGCTTTAAAATCTTTATCCATACTAAAAGAACAATAAATAGTATCGTTTATTTTAAAAAGTCTAGATGAACACTTACCTTCAAGCACATTAAAATACAACGGTAAATAAGGTCTGTAAATAACTTTGCTCAAATTATTTGCTTTACATAACTCTACCCATTTTTGATTTAATGGTGAGTTAATTTTAAATTTGCCAAGTTCACTTTTTAAAAATGAATTTTCAAAATTCTTATAATCTTGTCCTTTAGGATTAATCCATAATCTTTTAGTGCTTAAATAAAATTCATCAGCTTCAATATTATTTTCTTTAGCAAAATTTTCAAATAAACTCGTAAATTTTTTAGAAAATGCTAAGTACTCTAAATAATCTTTAGCTAGGGTTGAATCTTTCTCAACTATATAAAACTTTTCCATACTTTTCTCCTAAATTTAATAGTTAGTAATTAATACTTCTTGTGTGTTGGCATTACCTTTACCACAAACCGAGTATGTCATACCATCAAAATAATGTACATTAAAATTATTTTTCTGCACCCATTTGAAAAATAGGACTTATGATAACTTCATTATTCATCTACAACCTCACTATCAAGAGGCTCAATAATTTCTTGCCCCATTACTTCTTCTAGTTGAACAATATCATTTAATAGGACATCATCATCAGTTCTAATCATTTCCTTTGAGTCTTTATATACAATCGGAACAAAATAAGTAACTAATCCAACTAGAACTGGAATTAAGTAAAAGCCTGTTTTATTGATATGTAGTGCTATTGATAAGACAAAAGTCACTAAGCAACTAATAGCAATAATACAAATTTGAATGTCTTTAGTTTTTATAGTTTTTGTTTTCTTCATTTTTAATCTATCCACCTTACTATTGATTCACCACTAAACCCATCTTGCCACACGAACCAAGCGTGACACATTGTAGTGCTTCTATGTTTACCATCATCATCAAATTCTTCTCCATTTCTCCAAGTACCCATACGCTTTCTAAATACATAAATGTATTTAGGTGGATACTTATCAAACATTGGTTTCCTTTTTATTCCTTCTAAAAATTGAATTTTAAGAAACATAATCAAATAACCGTCTTTATTTAACATTGACATTGACTTATTGACAAACTCTTTACCCAAAGAATAGGGTGGATTTGTCATTATTAAATCAAATTTCTCGTCACTGTCATATGTTAAATAATCTACTGCATCTGTATTAGGATAACCTCTATCAACAATGTCGATAAATTTTGTTGTATTAGGTTTTAAGATATTAATTACTTCATCTGCAATATTGCCCCCTCCTACACAAGGCTCTAAAAAAGAATTTATCCGTTTGTTTATTGCAAAATTGTCAAACAATTGTTTTACTGCTTTAGGGTCGGTAGCATAATAGTCATTATCAACCCTGCCTAATGAACTGTTACTACCAACTAATTTTGTACCTGATAACTTAATATTTATCACTCCTTTTTATCAATAACTCATAAATTGCAATCAGATAGAGTAAAAAAATATACTTTGCCCCTATACTTGATAGCAAGTATATCATAATAACTCATAAATTGCAATTCATTGTTGTAAAAAAAATAAATCAAAAATTTATATCAAATGTAAGATAATTCCTACTTGCAATATAATCACATAAATGAACAAACTCTTGAAGTTTGGTTTTTGGCTTTTCTGCAATTACATTGCCATCTCTATCCATATTCCATTGTCCTGAGTGTGTTTCAATGCACATAGCAATCTTAAACAATCGCTTGTCAAATATGAAAATCTCTAGATATTGAAGTATCTTCTTACTCATATCAAGTGGATGAGTGACTTTAGTATGACCACTTACAGTACCATCTTCATTAAAAGTAACATCTTCATCATATTTTGCACCATCGTGAAGAATTAAAGAAGAAATAATAATATCTTTATCTTCATCATTAAAACCCCACTGTTCTAAATTCATTAAATCTTTGGCGATTTGTACACACTTCTTAGTATGTCTTACCAATCCTTGATAGCCATTGTCCTGAGGATTATGATACTTGCCTGTTGATGAACTAGGTAGATAAAAGAAATTACTTTTTAAATCATTATATAGAACGAACCTTACAAAATCTTTAAGGTCTTTATCTTTAATAAGGTTTAATTCGTTTTCAAATAATTCATATCTTTCTTTGTCGCTAAAATATGTTTGCATATTTTGTTCCCCTTTCTTTACAATATATATTATAACTCACAAATTGCAATGTGTCAAGGTAAAAAAATAAAATTTATTTAATTTTTTTAATGCTCACAATACTTTGAATTACCTCAATCATATCAAATACATTTAAGACAAAGCCTCTGCTATATTTGTCAAAATATAGTTTATTATATCCTATTAAACCATATTCTTCTAAAGCTATAATCGCTACTAGGTCGCCATAATAAAGAATATCGCCAATAGAAAATTCAATTTTGTATTTTCCATTACCTTTGTCCTCGATTTTGTATGTATAAGGATATTCACCTTCTTTGGTTTCAGACACTTCTTTAATAAGGAAATAAAGGTAGTTGGCAACTACATCTTTGTTCGTAATATCTTTCGTATCAAATTCAATGGCATACCTATCTTCTTCAACCTGAGCATAAAAATCCATTGAGTAGTCACATACATTAGCATCTTCAATTCTTTTTAATAGTTTGTTTACTGTATAATTCATATTCCTCTCCTCTTTGTGTTTACAAATTTACTTAATTGATTACTTACTTTACACTTAACTTTCTTCTGAGTGCTTCTACACGCAATCAAATATGTACAGTAGCCATCAATTAAATTATAATGTTTATCAATGATAATTGGTGGTAAGCTATCAAAACCATCTAACCATAAAGTAAACAGCTTATCTTTCATCTTTTCTTTCTTTGGTGGCTTTACCTCAAAGCACTTTGGTACTTTAATTTTACTAAGTTTAATTTTCCTAGTTTTCATTAAATCTCTCCTATATAAAACCATTATTTTATTGCTCGTAACATTCCTTAAATAAAGGGTCGTTGCTTCTACTTTTAAGGTATTTATACTCTTTGTCTAACTTTTCATAAAGATAATACTTCCTATCTCTATCAACAGTAACGATGTAGGTCTTACCCTTGTCATTAATATAAGTCAACCTAACAGTTTCACCTTTAGGTATTTTCTTAATTATACTATCTTTTTTAGCCATTTAACATCAACCAGTTTCCTAAAATAAATGTTGTTGCAACCAATGAAGTGACAGCCCCTAATACACAAGTCAAAGTATAGTAGTAAGCATTAGTTATTTTTCTCGGTCTTAATGCAACCATAAGTAAGCTATAACAGCTTACAATAATAGATAAAATACCTATAATAATATATAGCAATTTCAATATATCACCTCTTAAATGCAAAGCTCTTTAGGGATATACTCACCCTGAACTTTCTTTGTACAACTTTCTACAGGACAACCCCTTAGTTTGCCTGTTGTATAACAATAATTACAACCTTTGATAGTAGGCATAATATTGCCATAAAATTTACAACCCTCACAATTTGGTCTGTTATTCATTCAATCATCTCCTCGGCTTTAATTACTATGCTTAACATTTGTACTCCAAATATAATCCAAGAAATGACCCAGCAAGCCATTGGAATTGTAACGGCATTTGCACTCATAATAAAAAGTGCAATTATCCAAATAATAGACAACACTTGTTTTACCTCACTTTTTCTTTACTAGTTTATTCCAACAATCAATACACGCTTGATTAGTAGATTGATAATTACCATTACAATACAGTGTCAATCCTAACACGCTAGGACAAAAGTCAGGAACGCCGTCCTTTATAGAAGCATTCGGATACTTCTTTAATAACTCTGTCATAATTGTGCGTGGTGGGTTTGCATTGCTCCAATCTTGCACGATTCTAATTGCTCGTTCTGGGTCTGCTTCTTCAATGCTTTTTGAAATACATCCTTGTCTAGTTTTGAATGCACAGAAACGACATTTTTTCTTTTTAAGTGACTCACACATTCGTTTCCTTTCGTGTATGTAGTTTTTTGTTTTACTACAATCAATCATTTTTTTACCTCACTTTCTATAGGTGAGTTCCAACAATCTTGACAGTTTGTGGAACACTCGTTAAATTCTTTTTTGGTCATATATCCTAAATAATATGGACATATCCCACTAGGAATATCATTAGTAAGTGGAGCGTTTGGGTGCTTATCAAGAAAATCAGTTAAATATGTTTCCTTTGGATGTTCATTAGACCATCTCTGTATAATCTCGACAGTTTTGTCAGGATAACACATTTCAAAAACACTGCAAGATTTATTCTTGCCATTTAATTTTGAACTTAAAGGACATTCAAGACAATCATTTTCGCCACACATTCTTCGCTTTTCCCTGAAATAGTTTGTGGTTAGTTTACAATCAATCATTTTTGTCACCTCACTAAAACTTTAAATTCGCGGTAGTGTAATTTTCCTTTTAATTCGTCAATGCTTATAAGCACTTCGCCTTTTCTGAAAAAATCACACTCATTTTTAAGTTCATCAAAGAATGGGTATTCTGCTTTAAGGTCGCCTCTAAATTCTTCCAGTTCTTTCCTCGTGTATCTTTCGCACTTGTCAATTTGGCAAGTATATCCACCAAAAGACCTTTTTTCTCTGTTATCCGTAAGACTTCCCCAAAAAAGCAAGGCGTCTTTTAATATCGCCGTATGCTCATTGCATACAATGACATATTTTCTTTCACTGTTGACATTCATTTAATCACCCCTAATTATTTACAATAGGCTTCTAACTCAGATGTTATCTCGTCAAGAAAATAAACATACACTGACTTAGTAAACTGTTCTTCAAATTCATCAACAGTTTCGTCAATAACTATTGCAAATTTATAACCTTGAAAATGTGAGAAAAGCCATTCGTGAATATCCTCTAATTTGACATTTTTGCCCTTGAAAATAATAGGGTATCTGCCAAATCTGTCTGTAACATCTTGTATAACTTTCATACTTATTCACCAACCTTTTCCGACATTTTTGCACCGCAGTTGGAGCAAAAGTTCTTGTGGTTAAATTCAATCATATTTTGACTGAACATACCATTACAGACAGAGCATCTATATCTTATTGCTCCACAACTAAGATACTCTTTAATCCACTTACCGTGTCTGACCTCCTGCACATCAGCAGTAGGTGCGTTAATTACTGCACTTGCAAAGACTTTTTGCTCAGGATAAAATTCTCTTGCCCATTTAAGTAATCCGTTCCGCTCTATGTATTCAGCCATTGTTTTCACGCTCCTTTAATGCCTGTTCGGCTTCTTCATGGGTCAGAAATATCTTTTCACCAAGAAATTCTGTATCAACAAGGATTTTGTATCCACACAATTCAATTTGAAAAGCTGTACGATATTTATCAATATGAAATCCAACGATTTCACACACTTCATACTTTTTGTAATTACTATCACTAAAAAAATAATAAACTTTATCTCCCACTTTACAAGGTAACTCCGCAAATCTGTTGCGGTCTTCGAAGTGTGGGCAATCTCTTATTTCCGTACATTCGGGTATACCCTCAACTTGTGTGCGATAACATACTTTACAACTTAAACAATCCTTACAACTTGCCATTGTCATCCCTCCTGTTCCAAGCATTTATTGCTTCTTCTCTTGTTTCAGAATAATTGCCAAGGCTTGCACCACAATCATCATCTTTACAAACTACAACATATTTTTTATTACTCTCATTTGGTATTTTAAGAACCCAAGATTTGCCACCACAAAAAGGACAAGGCTTTAGTTCTACTTTACTCATCGTCATCCCTCCTGTTCTCGCTCAAATTTTAATTCCAATTCATCAATCACACACAACCTTACCACTCCAATCTAAAGCCTGTCCACACCATTTACAATAAGCATTTATAACGCCATTATCTTTGCCACTATCCATAGTTATTTCACCACACCGAGGGCATCTCTTAAAAGTTGAACTGTAACAACTTGGCATCACTTTCTTGGGTGTTTGTTTTGCAACAACATCTCTAATAGTTTCCATTGCTTCTTCGATAACCCCACTAGTAAAAGGCATTTCATCTTCAATGATTTCAAGTGCTTCATTAATTTCCATCTTCTTCAAACTACTTTGCTTTGTCAGTTTCAAAATCTATCGCAATATCGTAAATTTTGCCTGTTAAATCAATCGTTCTCACTGTCTTCGGTAATATACCCGTTTGCTTCTGCAACACCGTTGTCAATGCTTCTTAACTGTTTGATGATAGTATCATTCTGTTTATTAATATCCTTTAACAGTTTGATAACCTCTTTCATATATTTATCCATTCGTAAATGAAATTCCATTTAATCACCTCATTTCAAATATTTACCTTCTTTAAACGCCTTACTAGCTCTTTTAAAATTTCAAGCACTCTAGCATTGTTTCGTAAGTCATCTTGTTAATCTCAGCATCAGTTTTGCCTAGTCTAATACCTTTTGGTAACACTGAATTGTTCCTAACAATTAGGAAAAAAGCAATTTACATTTTTTTAAGTTCTTCGTAAGGTAATTCAAACTCATATTGTTTACACTCAGCAATTGTATTATAAATATCAACATCACTCATACCGTCATCAGGAAAACCTGCATCATTTTCAATTGAATAACAATTTTCTTTTACCTTCTTTTCCAGTTCATCAACCTTAATAAACTTAGCCATTTTCATTACTCCAATCTAACCTCTGTCCACAGTTAGGACAGAAACTCCATTTACTACCATTACCACAATAATAATCTAAGCCAGCAAAATGTTCATAACAATGTGGACAATCTATATATTTGATTTTAGTTTTATCACTTATTGCCATAGTTATCTCCACCTTCTTTGGCTCATTTCTTTTTAGCAAATCAGTGAGAGTGTTATACTCTTTCTCAGTATCACAATCAATTTTGACTGTTTTATATGGTTTATATTTCCCCTTCTCTTCATTATAAATAAATTGATATTTTTGTACTGGCATTACTTACTACCTCCAAATTACTAAATAAATTATTTTATTACTATATTAATATATTAGCAGAACTAATATTTCTTATAATTTATTTATTCTCTTCTAACTACTCTTCGTCCCTATTCTTCATAATCTATCGTTTCCCAATTCAATTTCTGTCCACATTGAGGACAGAAATACCACTTGTTACCACTGTGACAATAATAGTTACTACCAAAATCTTCTCCACAGGTTGGACAAAGTCTTTCATAATCATAAAATTTATATGATGCTACATTTTTAGCTTCTGTTTTTTCTCTGTGATATTTTAATTCCCTTAACCACTCAATTAATTGAAAATGCCTATTTGCAGCTTCATAATTTCTATTACGTCTTTCTGTAATTTCAACTCCTACATAATGATTAATTGCTTCTTCTAATGTCATCTTTTTTAAGCTCATACATTTCCCTCCTTTTCAACAATAAAACTTGGATTTTATTTTCTGTCTTATTATTTTATAAATAATATCTTTTGTTTTTAACTTTAATATATCTGCCCTTTTTATTGAAATAACAAACTTTACTCACTATCATTTTTTCATAGTAATTATCATTGTATTCCAATGTAATAGATGTACCATAATCCTTTCTGACAACACCACAAGAAAGTATAATAGGTGTATCTTTGATATATTTTTTTACACAATTCGCACAGTACATATAAGTTTCAAGATTTGTTGAAACAATATCAAAATTACCAAGAGATTTACCACATTTCTCACAAAACAATTCAGCATATCTATATGGTAAATAATCTGTGCTTTTAGCCCAAGTTCGACCACTTTTATTAAGTTTATCTAATTCCGACTTCCATAATTCCATAACTTAAACACTCCAATCACTTTGTCACATAACAAATTTGATAATATTTATTAGACATATTATCATTTCTCCTTTAATTTTTTAACATATTTCCTTAACTTTGAATAACATTGATTACAAACCTCTAAACGTTGATATGAAGTTTTGCCATATATCCTGTGCATTAAAGCCTTTCTTAAATCATAACGGCACTCTGGTTCATCAACTGCTAACGTATGCACCATCTTAAAATTTTTAATTTCTCTATTACAAATATCACAAGTATATACATATTTAGTTGCCATTAAAATCACTACCATCCTCATTTGTATTTAGATTTTGAATAACTATACTATTGTCACCTTTGACCTTACTTTTGCTAACATTATATTTTTTATTAGAAAAATGGTCATAGATAAGTCCACCAACATATCCAGTCACAAATCCTATAACAAGACCGATAACGGCTTTCATAATAAGTTCAATTATCATTATTCTTTTCTCACTCCATAACTACAAAAGTCATTTTCTCTTACTGGACAAACACTAACCTGACGGCAACAATGATGGCTAAAGCCCAATGTACGCACCGAAGGTGTCATATTCGCACCATAAAACTTGCAATTTTTACACCTAACAATATCTAACTTAGCCAATCCTTTAATCGCTTCAATAGGTACAGCTTTTATATCTTCATCCCAACCACCTTCATCAAGTAGTCTTACATTTTGACGAAGTTTTAATAAATCGTCTAAATTTACCCATTTACTCATTATCTGCCCCTTTCTTTATATCCATCTCGTTTATCTTCTTTGTAATCTTCAATTCTTGAAATTACTAATTTAGCACCATTAACTTGTCCATTAAGATATGGACTGGCTGCTTTACCAGAAAAGATTACTGTATCTTCTAAATACTTTAGTAATTTGTCTTTGTCTATGTACTCAGACACTATGTATCACCTCTATTATTTCTTAATAAATATATCGCCTTATTAATCACTCTAACTGGAAATTCTAAAAATGCACCACTACTTCCATCCCAATCTTTAAACAATTCATAATCTACTATTTGTTTTGAAATTTCTGGATAGTCTTTTTGTAGTTGTTGTAATTCCATAGCCCATTTACTCCAAGTATTATCATCAATAATGTTGTCATTAAGTTGATAATAAATGTAGCTATGAACTAACATTTGTTCTCTTCGTCTATGGATTAATTCGGCAATTTGCTTGTTTTCATCCATTTGTTTCATCATTTTTATAAGCAACAATACCTCCTTCGTCCTCTTTATGTTTTATAATTCTTACTAAATCAATCCACCAATATTTTTCTAATTCCTCTATAATATTTTCAATAAAAAGCCTGTCTTTTTTATCAATATCTTCTTCAGTTATAATATGATGATGTATTCTCCAAGTATCTTCATCGAACCAGTCATACTCGAACTGAGGAGGAATAGTAGTATTTTGACCCTTGAAATTGTCATACACTTCTCTAACTATAAACAAGCTTCCGTGCTTTATAACGGACTCTATAAAACAAATTCTATTGCATTTGTTAAATTCAAATTGTATAAAATACAAATATGTATTTAATTTTAAGTTCGGTATTAAATAACCTTTTTTGTTACAATAATTAATAACATAACAAGCCACATTTATTGCTGAGTAAATGTATAAATATCCCATTGCTCCACCTCATTTTTCACTTAGCACCCAACTGCTTCTTGTCTATTAATAAAGAAATGTATTCCCCTAGTACATTCATTCCATCTATTTTCATCAAAATTTGGTTCTTCAACAATTTCACCAATTCGATAAATAAAATTTTTATCATAATTACTTGCTACTTCTTTATAATCACAAGGTATATCTTTATCAAAATATTGAATATCTAATACTTTTGCTTTATCGCACCTACATTTCCTTCCTGTAGCTGAACAGCGTCTTGCATCTGAAAGTATTTTTAGTTTTACTATAAACTTACCAGCCTTTTTATATCCAATAAATGACCCAATATCTGGGCAAGCGATTGGAATAAAAGGAATGTTTTTAGCGTTATTCAAATCAGCAAAGTACAAATCAGCATTACATAAATTAACATAATGTAAATCAGCACATCTTAAATTTGCACGATGCAAATCAGCACCCCTTAAATTTGCACCTCGCAAATCAGCTTGGTACAAATTAGCATAATGTAAATCAGCACATCTTAAATTGGTATCACTTAAATCAAGTTTACTTAAATCAACATAACTTAAATTTGCCCTCATACCTTCCCAATTTTCGCAATCTTCGTTAAGCCAGTGTTGATGGTTTTCTATAATTTTTCTCAATTCCTCTTTTGCATATCTTTTCATTTTTAAAACTCCTTTTTATTTTATTTTAATAAAATCTTAATTTTATATACAATGAGCTTTAATACCTTCGCTTATATAATGAGCTTTAATAGCTTCGCTTTTGGTGGTATATATATCCCAAGTATTGTATTCATTCCCTATGGTATCAACTATCATTGTTGTACCACTTGCAATATATATATCATCAATAGTACATTCAATAACAGATGACTTATTATCTTCTATTGTATAAAAAGTATCACCTTTATGTAATTTTCGATTACATAAAACTGTCTTAGGAATAGAATTAATATCAAACAAATTCCAAGATGGTTTTAGTAATCCACCCAATAAATACCCATCTTCTAATTTCTCAACTTTGATTATGTTTTTCTCTCTATATGCTCCTTTGCGACAATATAAATCATCTGATGTTGTATCCAAACAGACAAAATCATCAACCTTATTGTCTTTAATAAAAAGAATTAAAGATTGCGATGTATCGCCGTTAATATCTTTAATAACAATTCCTTTTCTATCATCATCGAATGTTAATATGTAGCCTGTTTTTAAATCACTCTTTTTAAAATCATTCATTGATTATCCTTGCCTTTCTTACTAATAAATTGTTTAGCAATTCCTCTAATTCTATCTTCAAGTTCTTCCTTTAAAATATACGACCCTTTATCATTCAACGTAAATTAAACCCCATTTCGCTAAATTTATTAATAGCATCTTCAAAATAAACCTGACCTTTTGACATATCTATGGTTTCATTTATAACAAGTCTAAAATTATCCAACATTTCTTTCTTTGTTAAATATCTGTTGCCGTTTTCTCTATAAATACAACCACTATTATTATCTTTAAGTTGAACAAATACCCTATAACCAAATATTTTATCTTCTGTGGCTGATATTTTCATTACAAAGGAAGGGCAAGGAAAAGGTTTGCTAAATATCATTAAGTCTGAAAAAAATAAATCTAAAAAATGAACATCAATATATACACACCATTCTCTTTCATCAAAAACTGTTGTAATAGTTCTATTTCCTGTTTTATAATCAATAGTTTCTTTTGTAGTAGAAGTTTGAGTTCCTTCGCTTGTTATCAATTTAATCACCTCATTTTCTATCTTCCTTATCAACAAAGTATTTGTAATAATATCTCATTAAATTATTATATGCTCTATTCATTGCCTTTCTTGGCTTTTCTCCAGCACTATTCATAGGGTCTTTCAATTCATTGTTGGCTTTAATTACTTCTCTAATAAGTTCTTCAAAATCCTCTTTTTCTTCTTGTGAGAATTTTAATTCTTTACTACTCAATATATTTCAAACCCCATCTCACCAAACACACTAATAACATCTTCAATAGAAACTTGACCTCTTGACATATCCACAGCTTCATTTATAGCGTGTCTAAAAACTTGTATCATTTCTTCTTTGCTATTACATTCCTTCAGGAAAGATTTATCATAATCGTCATCATCTCTAATTGTCATATAAACATCACATCGCCCAAAATCATATTCGTAGGCGTTTATCCATAATTCAAACCCTTTGTGTCTACATAAACAAAACCTTTCTGTATCTAAAGGGTGCAAATCAATAATAGCAATCAATCTTTTGTTTGTAGCGTGGGGCAAGAAATTTTCTTCTTGTGGAAAATATTTGTATCGCAGCACAACTATTTCACCTCCATCCTAAACTGTTGAACTTTATAATTGTTATTACCATTGTCAACATCACAATAAGGTAATAATCTGTTCGTTAAATTATCACTGAGTTTCCCTAATATATCAAATTTGAATTGTAAACTATCTAGAATTTCTTTGATGGTTGTATTTTCATTTATACTCATCATATTTTTTACTAGATAACCAATTTCCTCCTCGTCATCATCACCGTGCTCGTTAAGAAAATTTTCAAGTGCTACTGCAAAATCTAAAGCAGTTAAATTTTTAAAAGGCTCTGCTTTTAAATGATTATCTTTTTTATCATATAAGCGTAATTTTACTGGTTGTGCAACGATAGGTGTTTTAATATACAAGGCAATTTCTAAATAACTGTATGAAGGTCTGGTTGATGCATATGATTTTGTTTCATAAGATACACAATATTTATCAATAATATCTTTGATTTCTGGAAACATAAATTTAGTATCGTTCTTATTAATCGTCTGTACCATCTAATAATCCTCTGTTTTTTAATTCTATTGTCTGAGTAACTAACTTACATTTAGTATCTTTTGGAATTGCATAAACATTACCATCATATAAACCAACGGCTAGGTTACACCAATACCTGTGTTCTAAGTAATCGTCATTAGTCATAGATGTTTTCATTAATGGCTGTCCCAACATTTCTGATTCAAAAGACATTACTAAATCATTACCATTGTGTAAGTGTTCAGTTTTAAATTCCTCCCCAAGAACAAAAATCGAACCATAAGATATTTCATTTATTTGCTTTATTTGTTCTGTTGCTTGTAAATCAATCGTTACTTTTTCTGAATCAATCATAGCTTCTTACCTCAACTTTCGCTCTTAAAGGTTTGACCATAGCCTCTCCAAATACCTGTATAAATTCTCCGTTAGATAAATCAACAGCTAATATATCGTCTATATTATTCGCTACTTCGGTGATTGTTTCTTCGAGAGAATCCTTACAACAAACAATCTTTCCTTCAACTTTTATATAATATCGACCCAACCAATCCTTACTAACAAAAGTAGTGTCAACATTACTAAATTTAAAGCAAATTCCAAAATCAAGGTCTTTTAATTTAAAAGTTCTTTTTGTTTTATCATCAATATTCATAACTTACTCTCCTTTATACAACTTCGGTGTGCCATCTGCATTAACTAATACTGTAAAATTATAATTGTCCTTTGACATTGTATACATAATTTTCGTTTCTCGGTCATATACAATAGCATAATCAAGACTTTCTGAAACCGTTACAAATATATCATCATTAGCTCTAACTGAATTATTTGTATTATCACAACCAACGAAAAACAACACTACAACAACTAGTGCAATAGTAATTATAGTTGCAATAAATTTTGACTTGGTACTATTAAATTTCATCACATCATTCCTCTACCTTTCAACACACTTAATAATTGCTTTTGTTCTTCTCTAGTGATACTTTTACTTAAAGCACTATCTCTGATAGTACCTCTTAGATGTTCTGCTTGTGTAGAATTTCTCACCACTGAGCATAGTTTGTTTAGTCGATTGTAATTATAATTGACAGTTGTTAGCATTTTAAAATTCCTTTCTTTAATTTTCAATTTTGGGTTGACATTATATTCCACATATGTTATTCTTAAATAGAAATAGGTATGGTTAGTCCACCGCTATTTCAAAAAAGCATAGTGGTGCTTATGTGCATAAGTATTACTATGTTTACTGTTAAGAACTACATTGTCTGGTCTGCAAACTAATACAATGTAGTTCTTTTTTTATTTATTTATTTGCAAATTCTTGCTTTAAATCGTTGGCATATATTTTTTTCCATACAAAATAATTATCTTTTATATAGAATAACATTGTCGGAGTTAATTTGATGCCTCGTTCTTGTAAGACTTGTTTTGCTCTTTCTGTAAAGTTTAGTGGTGTTATACGACCTTCGCTAACCTCATTTTCATATATCATATTAAAGAAAGAGCTATTTTTAATGCCTTTGATATTTAATGTTTTATCATCAATGATTTTAGTAACAATGTTATTAAAATGCATTATAGATTCTGTTAAATTTTGTCCAGTCAAATGAGTTTTTTTACGACCCCTAAACAAATACTCAGAAGGCATCATACAAAAAGAGTTCTTTCTAGGACTAGTGGTCAAACCCTGATAATGCTCCATTGTTTTAAATGCCTTAATAAATTGGTAATACTTAATAGGCAATTTTACTTTTACTCCATCGCAAGTAATAGTATTAGTCACATCATTACAATCTGACTTTAACACCATACTAATAGGTTTATTCTCTTTTTGAGGGAAATACCAAAATAGTATACACAATGCAATGATACTTAGTGCGTCATTTTCCATATTACCAATAGAATTGACAACACCTTTGACAAAACTTATGCACTGGTCTAAACTCACAAAACCAGTGTTTTTAATACTAGCTTCTAATGTTACCTGTTTCCAATTAATGTTATCAACAATATTGGAAATATCACTTTCTTTAATCATCTTATTAAAAGCTAAATATTGTAATAACAATGAAATACCTTCGGCATAAATGGTAGAAGCATAAGTAACACTACTTGAATTAGCAACGGCTTGGGTGCATATTTCTATTACATTAGAAACAGAAACCTTACATTCGCAATACTTTTCATAATTTATCATAAAATCCTCAAATATTGCATTTGCAAAAGCAATAGATTGCTTTTTTATTTTTTTATGCTGTTTTACATCCTCACAAAATTGTTTGAAATTATTTATATTATTTAACATATGCATTGACTCCTTTTAATAACAACCATTTAACTTAACTAAAGTGTAACACATAAATTAAATTTTGTCAACGCATATGTTATTTATTTTATAATAATTTCATTTTTTGTAGAACATCACTAAATACAAATGTTTTCATTTGTATAATTTGCTCATTAAATATGCCTTGCTTTTCCAAAAAAGCGATTAAATTACTCTCTCCTGACGATGCAATATCAGAAAGTTTTGCTACTAATAGCTTCAATTTTTTTAATATTTTAAAATGCTCATAACCAATTAAAATGTTATCTTCTATGTAGCTTTCTTTCATCTCTTGTAACAAATCTAAAAAATCTTCATCACCAATAAAAATAAACATCACCCTATCTGGGGTAGACGAACTTAATTCATCTTCACCACACTGATGTAGCATATCTGGAAGTTGTCCGTTGTATAAATCCATTCCTATCTTCTCCTTCTTTTTGTCTTATTGCTGTTGAATAATCTCATCCAGCATATTAACAATTTTGTCATAAACTTGATTAGTGCTATCATTGGTCATAATTAATTTATTAATATTTGTCTTTCCTAGAAGAAAATCACTCACCTTCTCTCTTGCTTCTTCATACATTGTGTCAAATATACCCAAATATCTCATAGTAACTGTTTGACTACTATGATTAAGTAAACCTTGAACTACAGGTAATGTATTCATATCAACTTTTGTTATTCCACAACAAGCTGCAATACAAGCAAATGACTTTCGCATTGTATGTGTAGCTAAATGAAATTGTAAATTTAATTGCTCATTTAATGGCTTTAATTTAGTGTATATGGTGTTTTCTTTAAGGTGTCCATCTCTATATCCTTTAAAGATAAAGTCGTCCATATCAATGTTATAGTCCAAATAAGCCATATATTCTAGCAATGCTTTTTGTATAATTTCCGTAATGTAAATATTGTTTAATTTAGAAGTTTTTTGCTCGTGAATAACAGTCTTAACTTTAAAAGATAAATCTTCATCAAGAAAATACTTCCATTTTAATTTTGCTAAGTCTGATACTCTCAGTCCTAATGCAATCCCTAAAGTCCAAATAGTAGCATTTCTTACGCCGTTAGCTTGTTTTAATAGAGCTTCACGAATACGAACATAATCTTCTCTACTTGTTATAGGGTCGGTCTTTTGTGGTTTTTTTCGTCCATTGCATTTGTAAGGAGTGTATTCTTGGTTAGCACTTTCTTTTTTCTTTCTTTTCTTCTTAGCTAATTGCCCCCCTAGGACAATAACTTTCTTTTCAGCTTCAACTCTTAACTTCTTTTCATAATCTAGCTGTGTTTTTAACCTTTGATTCTCCATTTGTAACAACGAAACCAAAGAATTAGTATTAATACTAACTTGATTGTTATTTGTCATAGTCAACACCTCATTAATAGAACAGATATTCACATAATCGAACATCTGTTCTATTTTTAATTATAATAAGTTTTTATATGTTTGTCAATATGTGAAATTCAACTGTCCCAAATATGGGACTTATCTTTATCCCCAATAGTTATTAGGTTGAGAATTTTCCCAATCTATTAAAGATTGTGGTTTCATTTCTTCAATTTTGTAGGGGTTTCTCACATCTTCAATTGAAACTCCTAATTTTTGTAATTTACAATTAATAGACCAACTTGAAAAATTTTCCCATTTATTTCTCAGTAACCAAGTAAAGGCTTCGTCATCTCCTTTTGCTTCAACCCAATTAGAGTATGTTCCAAGTCCACTAGGTAGCATAAATAATTTATTAATTAAAGGTGCATAACCATCTTTTTCTAATTTCTCGTGAGCTTTGTCTAAAATATCTGTTACTCTTAATAAATATTGATAATCAAATGTGCTGGTGCAACAGCCATCATTTAATACTAGCTTCTTACCTTTTCTTTCTTCGTATTCTTTAATTGCTTCATCCCTAAACTCACAAAAGTATTTCCACTCTAGTGTAATGTATGTACCTCTAGGGTATTCTTTTAAAAATTCCTCATTATATTTTTTCTCGTTTTCATAGTATGGTATCATAGGATTTAACCATAATTCGTATACTGCCCAACCAATAAACAATAAAATTAAAACTGCAATAATCATATTATCTTACCATTCCTTTGTAAAAATTTTTCTTTATTTTCATTTTCCTATTTGATTTGACAATCTATATAGCAAATGCTATAATACAAACGCAGTTATCCCATATATTGTTAAAGCGATATTCTGCACAACCACACTAAGGATTGTCGAAAGGTACTTAGTGTGGTTTTTCTTTTGTTTAAAATTGGACTTTTATTTACACATTATCGTGTAAATTAGTCTTAAATATTATCATACATAGTTATTTTCTTTTCGTATATAGTTGTTTAAAAAATTCAATAGGTGTCATATCTAAAGCTGACACTATCTTTTCTAATGTTCCTAATTTAACATTGGATAAGTCTTCTAGCTTTTCTATGTGGGCGATAGTCTTTTCATTCATCCCACACATTACAGATAGTCTATATTTTGATAGCCCTTTCTTTTCCCTCAGTTCTTTAATAACTGAAGGACTAGCTTTAATTTGCTTAACCTCTTTTTTCATTTCCTCGTTTTTTTCTTTTTCATTCTTCTTATGTTCTGCCATCTGTTCTGGGTGACTCTTATTCCAATCTCTTGATTGCTTGTTATCCACCTCTTTCAAGTGCTTTTCTGCACATTCTTTGCAAAATCTTTGCAACCCACTTGACAAAATGTATTTCTTGCCACAAATTTCGCAAGGGTATTTCTGTCCGATTATCCTTACATTTCCCATCTTTTTTCGTTGCTTGTACTCTCTATTCTGTTGAGCTTGTCGCTCAGCTCTACACCTAGGACAGTACCAAGCACGGGGTCCTCCTTGAAAGGTAACCCCACACTCTCGGCAAGTGCGAGGTCTTAAAACAGTTAGCATCTTGCCCATTTTACTTCCGTAACCTTGATTTTAATAAACTTGCCATTTGATAAAGGTAACTTAATGTATAGATTTTCACCAAAGTCACCACTAATAAAGTTTTGCAATTTAAATTCTGCTTTAATAGCAGAATCGTTGTAATCATCCCAATAAATACGGATAAAACCATCTTTACATTCTTCAAGTCTGCAAAGTTTTGTTTTGTCAGCCAACTCAAAGTTAACCTTGTCATAGATTTCGCCGTTAAGTTCAAATTGATGGAACTTATCTCCAAAGCTACTGTAATATTTGTACATTGTGATTTTCATAATTACTTTCCTTTCTGTACCACCCTTTCGGATGGCTTTTTTAATAATATTTTACCAATCTTCAAGTTGATTTTTATACTTTATCGTGTAAATCGTACCAAGTGCTTTCATCACTCAGGTAAAGTACAACATCATCATCATTGTACAAGTCCATTAATTCTGTTTTATATTCCTTGTCGTCTAACCACAATATTCTCCAGCTAACCACTTCTGGATAATCACTAGGGAATTTATCTGGGTATTCGTCAAATGACCAGTTAAAATAGCAACTTTCCAAATCATAACTTAAACTAAAATAACCAGAGCCGTCTTGCAATAAATAAGAACCATCTTCAAAGTCATAACCGTCATAAGTTCTCTTATATGTTGGTAGGTATTCTAATTTAGCCCTATTTTTCATAGCTTGGAGAAATGCTTTATAAGTTGAAATCACTTCAATTATATGTTTTTCATTAGCACATAATTGATAATTCCCATTACGCTGAACAATAACCTTATTTATAAATCTAACATATAAAGAATTACAATCTAATTCAATCTTATGTAATACCTCATTAAAGAATTTGTTTCTCCATAATTCATCGGTTGGTGCTTTGCAATAATTGATAATATACCAATCAGTAAAATCCATTGAAGCAACATCTTTAACACCAATAATCTCGGAATTTTTTAATGGCTTAAATTTTGAATTAGTGATTAAATCTTTTTCATCAACTTGAAGTTTAATTACTTCATATTCTTTTTCATATTTCATATTATCACTCCTATTTTTTCAACAACAACCATATTAATCCTCCTTGCCACCTTTTGAGTAACTTTTTTTGATTCTTTAACTTATGCCCATACGTTTGGTACATAATCAGTGATAAATTTATCAAATAATACCCACGCAATGTATAAATCTATATCAGCATTAATATCAAATACTTCGATATTCTTGTCGCCTGAATTATATCTTTCCATAAATTGTTTGCCTTTTTTGGATGTGGCAAAACAACTTTCTCTTGCTACATCACCTTCAATTCCATACTCGTTGATTTCTTTTTGAAAACGAACTAAAAAAGGAGGAAAAAATTCCTTTTTTAATTGAAGTTTTTTATTCCTGACGAAAGGAATAAAAGGCTCTCTTAATGCAGCGTTATAAGAACCATCAATAATACGAGTAGTTTCAAGGAACTCGTCTAACTCAATAATAGGTGCATATCCTTTTGTCTTAGGAGCATATACATAATATCTATAGTAACTAGGGTTTTGTTCCATTTTTCTTCGTTGGTCTAATGGTATCATACCAATATCGTGACGAAAAGCATAACTTATTTCTAATTGATTTTCTCCACCTTCAAAAAATGTTTTAATGTAACTTGCTTTTTCCTTAGCCCATAGGTCTAAGGCTCTTTTTCTTCTATCTTCTTTTGCCATAATTACTTTCCTTTCTTTGATAACACTTTATCACAAAATTCCTTTTCTTTCATATTGATAAAATCATAAACCAATTTAGTTTTGTTTTTATCAATTCTATTTTGTGCAACAATCTTTTCCGTCTGGGTACTTCGGACTTTAGCACCCAACATATAATTATTTACTATGTATCTTACTTTCATAAAATCACCCTATCAATAAAAGATAAATTTTATTAATCCAATTCAACATCGAAAAAGTGGTTAGGATTATCACAATCCTCATAAATATTTTTTTTAACATTATAGTGACTTACTAACCACATATAAATTGTTTCTTTAGAAAAATTTCTTTGCCAAAGTTCATCAACCTTATCTTTAAATACATTAATATCATAAGGTATTCTGTCAATGCCTTCTTCATAACGAGCCTTACAGATTTCATCTGCAAGTTCCCATCTTTCAATTTCTTCTTTTAGCAATCTAATCTGATGTTCAGATTGCTTTTTATACTTAACATTGGTTTTTATGTATCCACTCATACTTAACTCTCCCAAATCTCAACTAAATCATCTTCGTCTTTATATGGTGCAATATAAAAATCACCATCACCATAATATTCATCGCCAATACAGATTTCTCCGTATTCGTCCTCATAGTTATCCTCAATTTTATACATACAAATTTCATCAAATGTAATGTATGTAGTTTTATTTCTTCTTTTGGCTGAGGTGCTACAAGAAGTTTTTTCTTTCTCAAAAAACTCCAGTGCATCTTCTTTATTGTTACAAATTCCGATAACCTTAAAGAAATGTTCAAAACGATTTGCTTCTAAATCATCTGCAATAAAAGCAGTTGTCATTTGTCTTTCTTGTGTTTTAACCTCAATGCTGTTCTCTCTTGTAATGATATACTTAATCATCTTATTTACTCCTTTAATATGATTTAAATTTACAACTTACGGACTTGTGACCGTCTTGTGGTTGCATTACCTACCTACATAATGTAGGTAGTCACTCTGCATTGATTTTCAATTTTTCGCTATCATCTATACACCACTTAGTATCAAAATATTTAACTGTTCTTTCGTCTAATTTGGTTAAATGCGTTTTAGGTTGTATTGCATATAACATACAACTCGCAGAGCAACAAGCATATGTGAATCCATCTACAAGGAATATTTCATCATTCTCATACATCTTTTTGCCACAAACACTACAACAAATATATCTTCTCATAATACTTTTCCTTTCATTTATAAAATAAATGTTTTATCTTTCTTGACAATTAATTAAATTAATGATAACATAATAATAGAAATTATACAACGACTTGAAATAAGAGGTTTGAATTTCTACTATTGTAGATTGGTTATTATGTTGTAGCTCTTATGAGTATAATTTCAGGGAAGGCAAGATTGATTGTTCAGTCTTGCCTTTTCTCTTTATACATCATAATAAGCATAATCATAAAAATGGCTAATAAACCCTATTCTCCACTTATCCATAAAATCTTCATTAACATTATCAAATTCTTTGCAATCAAATAATTTTAATGCTTCTTGTAAAGTAGTCTTAACATCTTCTCGAATTTCTGATGATATTTCTTCTGTTAGGTTTTCTAATTTTGGGATGTTCAACTCGTTTAATTGCTCTGCTTTCAATAAAGTAGGACAATGGAAAGAAAAGTCATTAAATTCAAAAACCAAATAAGTGTTTTCATCACTTTTAATTTGATGAAAACCTATAGGTCGAAGATTTAAATGTGACAGAATTCTTGTTTTTAAATCATAGATTGATTTTTTAAATGTATTTAATTCTTCTATCACACCAACCAACTTATCTTGTACTATTTCTGAATAATCATTGATTTTTTCCCAAACTTTATTGCTAAAGTTTTCAACATCTTCGTAACTTGGATATTCAGAATCTTCGGCACTAATAGGAACATCAAGCAAATATATTTCAATATCTCCATAAGGGCTGTCCATTAATTCTTGTATAGCCTCATCATAGGCTAATCCATAGATATTTGCGTGATTTTCTATCCTATTTGGTAACTCTGAAAAAGCATACTTTAATCCTTCTTCATCGTTACGAAACAGATTAATAGCACTATAACATTTTACATCTTCATTCAAGCCTAGCTCGTTTGGAGTTAATAATAAAGAATGTTCAGTTAAATAATCGCTAACAGCTTTAATACAATTATTATCAATATAATTAATAGTTGATAGTTCTATGATTAAATCTTCTGCTTGTTTTATTCCAGTATTGTTCCACGCATCTGGGTCAACATCGGCATATTTTCTACCTAAAATAGTACCATCATACCATTCAAGATACGATGCTAATGTATCAATAACATCTCTACATTTCTTTGCGTACTTGTTAAGTATATAAAGTTTTTCAGCTACATTATTCATAAACAATATTGCTCCTTTATAAAATCTAAATAATCAAATTCCAATGAAAAATTCATAACTTTTGCCACTTTTACAGCTATTGTTAATGTAGGTTTTTTCTTTTTACATTATTTTACAATTCGTAAAGTACACAAACTTTAACATTTTTCTTTGTTTATTCGGCGTGCTTTTAATAGTCAATGCCGTATCTGCTATGGTCTTTTTTATATTGTGCCAACTGCCATTTCAATTCGTTCAGGCTATCTGCATAGCCTTGTACATATTCTTGATTTTCGTCACTTTCTAACGCTTTCATCATATACGAATAATTGCCATTTTTATCAAGGTCAATCATTCTTTCTGCCGCCCACTTTGGCAACTTGCTTGCAATACTTTTATCAACACTAAACATTTTATTTACCTTTCTGTATGGAGGCTTGTAACTTTTTGTACCCCCTCATTACAGTTGCTATTGTAATTTTTGTGATAAAAAGCTCTGGTATATCATTATACTTCAACATAGTTATCCCTCCTTCAATTTATACCGAAATTATACCATAATTATATAACAAATTCAACCAATAAATAGTAATTTGTAATTAGAAAATTATGGAAAGTACCATAAATAGGACTCACTTTTATCTGACCTACTGAAACATTCCGTTCAGTAGGTTTTCTAATTTGTCTTTAGTCATACTAGATAACATATTACCAAACCTACATAAGAAAAACATCTTTCCTGTTTCGTTTACATCTATGTAAATATCGCCTTCGTTAAATACAAATAAGCGATAATACCTTGCTTGTTCTCTTTCGTATGGAAACATATTTTCCATTACTTCATTAAATCTTGCTTTGGCAATAGAATCGCTAAAGCTCATCATATAACACACAGGATTTCCGTCAAGGAAATTCGTGTAATTTAATGTAATACCTTTTGTCTTATTTTCTGTAATCATTTTTCTTTCTCCTTTATAATTAAAACTTATATTTTATTTATCCAATCTTTCTTTAATTCCTTTCAAGTTTTCCTCAACTTGACCAACAATTCCTTTATAACAATCCTCATAACTACCATTACCATAAGTATAGCAACCAAAGTAGTCATAACAATCCCAGAAAATAAATACTTTATACCCAACTGTAACATCGCTTAAAACATAATCAATCCTTTCTGGTATTTGTTCTTCACTTAACCAGTGCTTTTGCATATTTTCTAAATAAACTTCGCACAATCGTTCTTTAAGTTTTGCTAAATCTTCTTTCGTTTGAATGTCATATACTTCAATATCATCATCAATATTACAACAATCAAACACATCACTAAACATTGAAAATTCCTTACACTCTAATTCTTTTTTACTCATAATATCAAACCTCACTACCTTCCGTTATGTTCTACAACACGAATTAACACATTGTATAATACTTTCATACTTGTATTCCAACCCTCAGCCATATCTTGAATATCCAGAATAGCCGTATCAACCTCATCTCTAATGGTTGCACTATCAACATTAGCTAAATCACATAACATATCAGCTATGTCTCTTGTAGTCATCCATTTTGCTTCATCATATTTTGAAAAGTCTTTGCCTTCATACACATACTTATCACTCATAGATATTCCTCCTTATTAACCTCCCAATCACCTATGGAATAGTGTTGCGATACCCAATATCTTCTATTGGACTGTCTTTTACAATTTACAGACAATAATTCTTCTGGGTTTAATGCTCCTTCGTCATCATCTGTTACACCATCTTTCCAATGTGCATAAACCCTTAACACATAAGTTGTACCAATTTGTTCATCCATATAATGTTGTAAATATTTACAAGCATTATTTAAACTACTATACACTTCATTAATAATTTCTGCATACTCTTTAAATACTATAACAGTATAACTAATTTTCTTAACATCATCAGGGTATACCATACTTTTAATTGTATTTTCAATGGACTTAGCAAAATATTTATATTTATTAGCAACTCTCATAATAATCACCCTTTTCATCATATCCATAGGCACTAACATCAACACTCTTAATACTAGCCTCTGGGTATCTATCTAGCATTTGTTCAATTTCCTTCTCGGACAAATCTTTACACCAAGCAATAACACTACCACATTCGTCCACAATGGCATTTTCATATACTAACATATTAGTCACACTCCTTTATCTTCTATCTTCAAAAAACACATTACAATCATCAATGTACTTCTGCCTTGCTTCTTTTTTGGTGTAGTAATAATATTGCTTAATTCCAGCAACACCATATACTACCCAAGCACCGTGGATGTTTTTCTCCATAAACCATATAACTTGTTTTGCCATAATAAACTCCTTTACTTTAATCAAATTTCCATTTATATTAAATCAAGTCTTTTCAAATTTTTGTAATATTTGTTGTGTGCGTATGAATCGTATAGTTCATCAACCACTGCAACAGTTATACGGTTACTATTCACCTTTTCTGTTCCTCTTGCTCGTGCTGTTGCTTCTTTAAGAGAACAGGCACAGCACCATTCTATATGTGTTCCATCAACAAATCCGTTTTCCTCTTTATCAATATTAAGTAACATAAACATTTTCTTAACCCTCTTTAATAAAATTTCCATTTTAACAACTAAACTCATAGCCTAATACAATACATTTTCTGATTTCTTCAACAAAATCAGCACTCATCATATTCTTATCATCAACTTCACAAGCCAATGATAAATTCCACTCTTTTGACTTATCATCAAATAGTTCCAAACAATACCCTTTGATATTTTCATTCAAGATATTATCAGAGTATGTAACTCTTGCTTTCAATACTTTATTTTTCATATTAATTAATCCTTTCTATCTTCAAACATTACATACACACAATCTATTGCAATCGGTTGAACATACTTTACATCAATATCAAAATATCTAGACAAAGCATTGCATATAACATTTTCATCTACTGGATAATCCGATACATCTTCTGCCGACCAATCAACTGAATAAAAATCCCGCATTTCATCATTTGAGCCACATTGCAAAACCTTTATTTCAAAATCATCATTAGTATTAATGATTTCAACAAAATCTGCGACTCGCATTTTGTTAATTAGCACATCTCTTAATTGCCAATTTGTCAAAGGCAAAGCCTTATAAATCTTTACTTTATCGCTTACACGCTTCATACATCAGCACTCCTTAATAGAACATAATCATTACACTAATGGCAATAACATTCTGACTGTCATCTGTAATAATATCATACTTATATTTGTGTTCTCTAAACACTCCAAATGGTGGTTCAGGTTCATCCAATAACTTATCTAAAGTTCGCTCAATAGCAATCTTTGTGTCCATATCCTTATAATCTTCATAGCAAGTTTCAACCCATTGTCTTGCATACTGTCGGTCATTTTCTACAATACCATAAATCTTCTTTAAGATAGCTATAATGGTATCATACTTGTTGTTAGGTAGATACTCTGTAATCATATCAATTCTTCTAATGATTGATAGGTCGTCATTGATAACTGTTTGTAACATTAAATATCACTCCTTATTCAAAATACAGTTCGCAATGAGTAATAAATTGAGTGTAATCCCAACCCCATTTTTCAGGTTCAAAATTTCTAAAGAATTTGTTTACTACATCCTTTGCAATATCAAAAGCCATATCACAAGGGGCGTCATTGATGCCATTCCTTTTAGCACACTCATTTTCTAATTCTTCTTTAAAATCATACACTACGATAAATAGTGCATATTCTTTCATATTCAATAATTGCTCATTCATATTTATTTACTCCTTTAGTTTTAATTTTAAAATTGCTATTTTATTTGTTTACATAAACCTTTTCTAATTCTTCAAGGCTGTCATAGAGTACATCAGGCACATCAGCACCAGCTAGATTACATATTTCCTCAAATAGTTTGTCACCATATTTGTTACTAAAACAATCGTAACAACTATCTTTATGTTCCCATTCACCAATCAATCCTGACTTATCATATTCTTCAACCACTACACCATATACTTGACCTCTAAGGTACATATCATATGTTTCAACTTCACTAATCATTATATTCTGTGCGTACTCTCTCCAACTATCTTCATTAATTGCAGAATGTGCTTTCATAGCTTCTTCTTTTTTTACATAAATCCAGCCACATTGACCACTATCCCAAGTATCAGAAAAACCACCTGTACTCATAGTAATTCCACTATGTACATATACATATAATGGGAGATATTCAACTTCTCGATTCTTATCCCATTGAAGTAATTGTTCCCTAAATTCTTCTACTGAGTAGTTATGTTCATCTCCTAAGTCATATCGACTATGCCAACAAATCATATGACCTAAGTTACCCCAATCTTTTCTAGGGTTCAAAGGACAAACATCTTCAACAATACGCACTCTATTTAGCACACCATTATCATCCATAAAGTATTTTGTCATTACTGCATAACTCATAAATTACACTCCTTTACTCACTAACAATTTCTTCCCAAAATCTATCTAGTGCAAGTTCTTCTTCCTTACTACATAGACATTCAAAATGCCACTCATAATAGTTTTCACTTAATTCGTAATAGATATTGTTTTCTTTTAGAAACTTTCTCAACTCGTCTGTCAAATCCTCAGATGGTACATCTACATTCCACCAATCTCTTTTAATTTCCTCATCTTTTGCCCTGAGAATTGGCACACCTTTTCTTTTGTATTCAGTCAAGCTACCATTGACTTCTTCACATCCACAGATTTCACCAAGTCGTTTTAGTTTATGCTCAATAAACCAAGTCTTAGCTGACCAATAGTTAGATGCCCCTACAACAACTGCACAAGGTATTCCATTCTTAGTCATATAACTAATTTTATAATATTTGTTAGGCATTGTTATTCTCCTCCTCAAATTCTTTCTTTAACTCTATACGCCATTGTTTCACTTCTTCAATAAGTGGTTTGAATATCTCTTGATAATCATAATCCTTAGACAACAACCAATCTTTTAATTGCTTACTAGTTGCTCTTAAATTACTATCAGGATAGTTGTCCTTAATACATTCATTGGCTACTTCATTAAAAGCGTTCCATACAATATTATGTGGCTTTTTTCGTGATAGCAATTCTTCTGTTAAAACGGAACGACCATTTCCATAATTCATATGTCTATGTACAAGGTCAAGTTGATTTTTTACATCGGTCATTAACCATTTAAAGTTATAGTCCTTATCTTGACTAATAACAAAATGCTCATTTAATGCGTGGAATGTAACTGTCTTATTTGTCATAACTTAATCCCAACCTTTCTTTTGAATTGAAGTGTAATCGCAATTCCACACTTGCTTAATAAGACTTGGTACTTTATTAACAAGACTATTGTAATTATCAATAGCTTTATGGATTTCTTTGTACCATTCATCAACTTCTTTCAATCCCTTATCTAATCGTTCCATATCTGTTTTGAAATGCTGAATTTTGCGTTCCAATGCTTCAACAATACCTTTAGCATCGATACGCTTATCGTCATTGATATAGTCTTTCATTCTCCACATTAGGCTAATGCTCCTGTCTAAGTTTGAATATTCAACTACATCGCCGTTCTCATTGCGTAATGGTACACTTGTGTATTCATCTGATAAGTACAATACAATCTCATTAGGTTTGTTATTTGAGTCGTGACCCACACTAACAAACTGGCTCTTTTCCTTAATAGCTTTGTCAAATCGCACATTGTAACACTTACCATCAAATTTCTCAATTACTGGAATAATATCTTTGATTGTCTGAATGGCTAGTTCTTCGTTTGATATTGCTTGTCTTACAATATCGACCTTATGCTGTCGCTTGTTGTAATTCAAATCAAAATCCGCAATGATGGCTTGTGTTACTGTTGTAACTCCTCTGTTCCTGATATATGTATGTTCGTCAAAGGATGGATTTTCTTTTACCACATCCCTCAATGCCATCTTTACATAACTTTTTACTTGCCATTCTTTAGGTGCATACACATTCTTTTTGTCTGTCATAATTTCAACTGTTTTTATATAAACTTGTCTTTCTAAATCTGTCATAATCAACACTCCTTTAAATTTGTTCCAATACTTCTTCTAATGTATCTACATCAAAATAAGCATAATGTCTTGTTGCACCATTTGGGTAGTTATGCTGTACACTTGATACAACATAACATTGATGTAAGTCACCCAATGAGTCTTTAACAACTTCGGTGTTTTTTAACATTCTCATTTCACTCAATCTCTCGCCAAAGAATTTCAAAGTGTTCTTTGAGAAATAATGGCTATTAGGATTTTTGCTTTCGTGGGCTTCGATAAAATAATGAATACTATTACCGTAAAATTTGTTTGTCATAAAAAATCTCCTTTATAAAACATAAAACATATTCGTTCCAGTACACTTGTACCAATTCCAATCATCATCTCTTAACAACACAAGGCATCTACCATTGTCGTTATACTCAACATACTCAGGTGTGAGCTTTAGTGAGTCAATATAGTCCGTATCATATAGACTAATATCACGCACCACTTTATCACGCAAAAATTGTAATACTTGCGTGTGGGTTAGTCTTTCAACGTCCATACAAAACCCTCCTTTTATGTTCTCATAACTTCATCAAGATAAATACGATTATCACCGTATTCTACATATACCCTTAAATCAATAGGACTACCACACTCATCGTCCACTAACTCATACTCAACTTTGCATAGTTGAATATCACTAATAGGCTCGTCCATCCATTTGATGCCTACCATATAGTAGGTTTCAAAATCATCAGGCTTATCATCTTCTAGTGGTTCATAGAATATAAAACCACTTCTATTACAAATATGAGCTACGCCCATAATAGGCTGGTTTTCATATCTTCTAGTGTTTAACATAATGTACACTCCTTTCTTATTTTCTTACAAACAAAAATCATTGTATTTTTGTGACCCATCATAATATGGTAGGTCACTTAATAATCTGTTTGTATCTAATGATAGATAGAATTGTTCATTCGTAGAGTACATTCTATCAATTACACTCTTAGCTTCTCGAGTGATAGGAAATACCCTATATGCTTCATAGCCATTAGCATTAGGGCTTTTATTGTATGCATTGGCTTTCTTAATAGCTTGATTAAGACTATTATGGAAGCTCTTTACACCACCGTTCCAAAACGCCCATTGTACAACGGCATATTTGGCATTGTCTTGGTTTAGTCGCATAATTCATCTAATCCTTTCTGTAAATATTGTATAGTATGGGTGGTGATATGTATTAACAAATCACAACTTAATTCTTCATACCAAGTATATACAACTTGCTTTCCCTCTTGGTCGATAACAGCAAGTGTCATTTTTGCTTTTGGCATTTGTGCATCGTCATAGTATAGACTAATCTCCTCAACTGTAATGCTATCATTATCATTCTTACAAATTGACTCAATTAATCCTACTAATTCATTATCAACAAAGTTGATGGCTGATAATATAATGTGTGCATTTTCTTTGTGATGGCATAATGCCATACTGTTTGTACCGTCTGCATATGGTTCAATGTTTTTAATCACTAACATAATTTTTACTCCTTTAATAATTAAATTAATGACTAACTCATAAATTGCAATTTGAGTTAGTAAAAAAATAAACCTAGTTATTTTGTGCATAATAGATAAAAATAACTAGGTTTGTAGATTGATAACTTATTTAATTTTAATAATACACTACAAAATGATACATAGAAAGTTTGGAACACCATTTATTCTCACAACAACTAACACAAAACTAACCTTGTCCATTTTTAACGCACTAGGATAAGGCAATACATAAAGAATAAATAGCCATTCTATGTATCATTTCATAGTGTATTTATTTTTGTATTGTGTTGTCATTGTATCATTTGTAGTTGTAGTTGTCAATGGAAATGTATTCCATTTACGCTTATATAACACTAACGATATATTGTGTACCAAACAGTACACACATAAATACAACAGTACCCATCACTCCTTTACATAATGAGAGAATACGCTCCCATTTTTTATAGGTTTTGTATTTCATTTTGCATTACCTCCTTTAATAATTCAAGGGAATTACTACAATAATAGATATAGTAATTCCCTTGCTTTTGCTTATGCGTATAACCTACACGCATAACTTTTCTAGATACAAAGTAACGGTTGACTCTGTATCTGTCTTTTCAATTTTAACTAAAAAAATTGTTGTAAAGGTATCATCGTTTTCAAATGGTGTAACACTCCATTGTGCATTATTTTTGTTAATGCCTACATAAAAAGTGTAGTTCCTATTTTCAACGACTCCACTAAAATATAATGATAAAAAGCCGTAAATACTTTGTATATCGTCCGTATTTTGTGGTGTTGAATACTCTTTCAAGGCTTTTTCTAGTTTGGTTAAGTCCTCAGGTTTAAACCAGTATGCACCTATAAAGTTGTGTATCTGATATGTACCCTTTAGACTTAAAAGTTTTTCGCCTATAATATACGCCTCCTTTGTATTAAGTATTTTAAATTAAATGGTTAAAAATTTTAGTTTAGCCACTAAAAAGATTTTGACTAAACTATTAAAGGCATAGTTATAGTTATAATATACTATGTCTTTAATACAACAGTCAAGTCAATATATCGGTTCAGTTGATTCATAAAAAACCTACAAAAACACACAAGGCTTTTTATATTTTAATTTAATACAAAATTTTTCTATAATAATAAAAAATTGTACTAAAAAAAGCCCACCCATTTTTGGGTGGACTTTTCAATATTAATTATCAATTTAAATTAGTATTGATAATATAATACTTGCTTTTTGTAGCTTTTGCTGCTTTTTTGGTTTTTTGTACCTCTATATGTGGTTTGATATTGCATAAATGCCAGTGCAAAAACCGTGGGATTAAATCTTTAGCATTCTTAATTGTATTATTAGTAATACGGGTATTACCATTTTTTAGGTTTACCTCTGTAATAGCACGGTACAATAATTCAAATCGTGCTTTATTACCATATTCTTTGCTATATTCTGGGTACAATAATTCTTTAGTACGGTTAATACTACCCTTTAGAGCTTTTAGGCTCTGGTTAGTATTTTTAGTGTTAAAGCGTTCATTTAACACTTTTTTCAGGGTGGCTTTTTCGGTAGTTGATAATTGTAAACCGTTGTTATTAATTCCCCATAAAATGGCATTTGCTAATAGGGTATTTACAGCACCATTATATAATTTAGTGCTAAAATTTTCCCCTAAAATAGCGGCTATTTCTTTTGCGTTTGGTTCTCTACCGATGCAACGGATACACCATTTTTGAGGGTTAAATGTATCACCTTGATGCAATTCTATTTTATAAATAGAATAAACAGTAAATAAAGTTTCAGGCACATTATAAGCTTTTTGATATGCCTTAACCTGTTTGGCTTGAAAATCAATATTGATTTTCTTTAGACTAGCATTAATTACACCCTTTAGGGTTTTAATGCTCAATTCTAACTTTTTCACCTGAATAAATTCAGGTGAGTCAATAGCAATTGCACCGTCATAAGTTGCAAGCTGACCAGTAAAAGTATTAATAGCCTGAAGCTGATTATTGCATAGGTCTGTAATTGTAGCGCCTTGCATTGTTTCAGTTTGTAGAGTTTGTAATGCAAAATAAACATTACTATTACCAATAATGGGTAATTTATCGGTTTTCATTGTTGCGCTGGTTGTAGTGTTAGTAGTTTTCATATAGTGTACCTCCAAAATGTACAAAAAATTTAAAACACTTGTATAGTTTTGTTGTTGTATTTTACAAGTGAGTTTATAAGGTCTTCATAATTGCACACTATTTGAAATAATAGTGTGCTATATCAAAACTTTATAATAAATAAAGTTGGTTATAACTTTTACTTTAATTTTTCACACCGTGTCAAGGTGTGGTTCCTTTATAGCTCCGTTCCTGAGTAAAGGATACAACCATCCTTCCTGTCACGTTCGCTCCCAGCCGTACGCAAGTACTTATACGACACCCCCTATATGCGTAGGTCACACCCTATCTAACTGATAGGTAGCATTGTGATATATGGACTTTAGTCCTTTAACTTAACTAGTTAAATTCCAACAAATACACTAAAACTATTTACATAGATTCATGTCAATTGACTACTTGACAATATATTACATATAGTCAATATAGCGCCAATGTTGATAGACTTAAACCGTATACTCAATATCTGATTTTCAAGGTTCGTTGGTATATTGTAAAGCCGTGCCAGTACGACATTATTCGAACATAAGCTAGATAAGATACTACGTGAGTAGTACATGTATAGATTAATGATACAGTTAAGATACAACAGTTATCAAGTCGTCAGATGGGTTCTGTCTTTCTTTGACTGTAGCTATAGTATAACATATTAGCTCAGAAATTGCAACAACTTTTTTATTTTTTAGTTATTCATATTTTGATATGTAGTTATATCAATTTTGATATACCAACCAACAGTAAAATATAGCCTTGTATATTTTACTAAATTTTACCATATGCCAGTATGCATCAAATCGTTCAATTAATTAAATATGTATTTTTATATTCTATATATAAGCAAAAAATATTTTCTTTAAAAGAATTATAATAAGCCTGCTGTCAATCATACTTATTACACTAGTATGATTTTATCACTTTAAAGTATTAAAATATCGTTGGTGAGTCTGCTCTATTACACTAGTATTTATCCCATTTTTGCCCCTAAATGGGGGTACTGTTACATTAATATCCACTTTTTACCACGACACCCACCCCCTAGTTGATACCCACACACACCATTCAAAAAACCCCAGTTACGAACCCACTAAATCCCAAACACCTCTAAATATTCTCCATCTCATTAAATAAAAACCCCTTTTCCCCTCTCACATCACTCTATAACAAAATACAATATCTGTTAAAATATACCAAAGTTTTTACCCCAAATTATCACCTAAAACCACCCAAAAATACCCCTAAAATCACCTAATTTATACCCCTAAAAACCATTTATTTTCCCCTTATTTTTCCCTCAAAACTATTCCCCCTAACTCTTAAAAAAATAAAAAGTAACTCATATATTAAAATTCCCATTCCTATGCCATTTTTAGCACTTTCACATTCACATTATTAAATATTATAAAAATACATCATTTTTTATTAATTAATTAATTTCACCTTTTATATTCCTCAAAAACCCCATTAACAAGCCATTTTTACAAAAACCTTTAAAAGTACTCTAATCCCCTAAATATCACAATTTATATATATTTATTATTTATTTATAATATTTTTACTATTGAACCTATTATTAGTTTCATATTCTATACCCTATAGAGGGGGTTAATAAAAATCGAACCATATATATTCATATCCATACCCTAGTACCCCTATTTTAAATTTTTACGCTCTACCCATAAACTTACATCTCTAATATTTAAATTCGTCTTACAACTTAAATTTCGAGCTTTTAGCAACTATTACATCTAATATCACTACTTATAATACCACTATAATACCTCTGATTTGCCCATATTTAGCTTGTATCAAGTTTTTACAGTTAAAAGGTAAACTTATATACCTAGCATAAAAAATGTCTTATATCGTAAATTTAAGCCTATTATACCCTATTAGGCATAGAGGGAGATATATTTATATAACATACCTAATTCATATATACCCTAAAAGGCTCATATTTAACCTGTATCACATTTTTGGGAATTGGTTATAAATTATTACACCTAACAAATTATTATCCTTGTATACTCAAATAACACATCTAATGTACACAATAATAATTCAGATAATTAATAATCACACAGACAATAATTATATATACCTCTAGTTTGCTCTATTTTAGTTTCTAAGCGAAGTTTAGTTATTACCCATTAACTCAATATGTCTTAGATATAAAATCTTATATACAGTAAACTATAAGTAATATCATCTAGGTACGGTGATATATGGGTAGTATGGTATTAATGCAGTAGTGTAGTTTGTGTTCCCCTTTCCCTCACGAACCCCATCGTACGAGGAACTGGGCTTGTGGAATGAGTGGAATGTAGCGTAGCGAAATGACACGAATGGAACAAACCATTCCTCGTATTCTCGTGCTGAGGCACGAGGGTGTACGAGTGAAACGAGTACAGGTATAATACATCAACCATTGTTTAAATATCTCTAATATGTCCTAGAATTGCTTGTAATCAATTTTTATATGTTGGGATAGTAATTATATGTCTAATACTATTTATCGTTTATAGGCTATATTAGACATTGTTTTTAAAGGGTAATAATAGACAAGTTATATATATTGCAAATGATGGGTTATAATTTTAGTATATCTTTATTTACCTAGTAATAGAATGTACAATCTAATGAAAGAATGGTTAGAATAGAACACTTTAACACCTTGAGGGTGTTAAAAAAATCCAGTAGCCCAGTTATAGAGCCATTTTTTAAGTATTTTCTTAAAGAAGAAAGATAAAAAAATAATATAATAAGCTAATAAACAAGGGCAAAGCCCTTGTAGGACACTCTACGCTACGCTTCGAGTGTTTTGGCTTAGGCTTTCTACGAAAGCCTTTTCGCAACAAAAGACGGGGGCTATGGGGAGGGGGATTGACTATACCATACTACCTACTAAATTCAAACTATGGTATTAATTTCAAATTGTCTATTGACACATTGCAATTTATGAGTTATAATATTTATAGAGGATATTTCAGTTGGTTAGCGACCCCACGACCACGAAGTGGGCGATGAACTTCAAGTGAATGACTCGTCGTTCGTCTACACCACAAACAAGCTCATTAGAGCGTGGTGTAGCGAAAGCGACTACTATTTATTAAAGGCTGGGTAAAATTGTATAGGTTAAGTGGGTAAAATTGTATAGGTTAGCAGTTTTGAAAGGAGGTGAACAAATCGAATGATGAAAGTATTAATACCTAGTAAATGCTTTAGTAAATTCAATTATAGCAAATACAAGACTGGAGATGAATATACAGATGAACAACGGAAAGATAATGCAACAGGAGCTATGATATTGTTATATTTGGGTATGAACACTAATCGTTGCATAAGCAATAATTCATATACCGCAACAATAAAAGAATTGTTAGAGTTATTTTGTAGTGCTAATAATCTTTATTCTAAAACTTGTCAAAAGTATATTAAAGACATTAGAAAGTCATTAAGGTTAATCACAGAAGAAACTGCTTGGAATGTTAGTAGCTTTACTCCAGTAGATTTTGATACTATAAGATTGAACACACCTTTTACTTTAGAGATTAATATTGTGCAATGGTTAGACAAAGAACTTTACCAAAAGACAGGTACAATCTCAGTAAAGCAATACAAAGTAATAATGAAACCTAAATATCGTAGTTTAAGAATTGCTATGGTTCAAGTTTTAGGTTACATATCAAGTAATTGGACAAAAATTAAAATGAGTTGTTATAAAATACAAGTAACAGTTCAAGCTATCGCCAATTACACAGGGCTTAGCACTAAAACAGTTAGTAAGATATTAAAGATATTAAAGCAAGAAAAATTAATTTATAGACAAAACAGAAAAAAAAGAAATATACAAGAATATGTAAAAGATAAAAAGACAGGCAAATACATCTATGGTGCTAATATCTATTATTTAAACTTAGGTGGCTATAAAGTTAAGCGTAGCACATCAAAACATTACTTCATTAAAAGAAAGGAGATACAAACAGCGTAATGTACGATTATGGTTATTATGACAACATAGATGTTGATATCGATGTAGATGAACTTGCTGAAAGAGAATATCTACAAGAAATCAAAGAAAACACTTTACTTTCATTAAACCTACACACAGAAGATGAATGGTTCTTAGATGAAATGTAAAATAGATTAAATTTATATTAGGAGTGATATTTATAAGACAAGGTGAAACATCACGCTAAGAAGTGGTGTTTATATTCCTTCCATTGATGGTAAGGATTTATTTATATCTAATCATTACAATAATAAAGCAATGAATGGATATAAATTGAGAAATGAACAAGGAGATTTAAACTTAAAGAAGTTTATTAATTCCTTAGATTACAGTTTAGATTTAATACAGTTAAAAGATATTTATGAAAGAGTATATAGAAAACACGATTTTAGTATAAAGATAGAAAACAAAGATTATTCAAATAGAGTTATTAATGTAACATTCAAATATAGCATCAAACAATTCAATAGATTAAGTTCTAAGATTTATCTTAGATATGGTTATCATAAAGATGATATTGAGTTTAAAGATAATGTTTGCAAGAGAAATGGTGAAATCATAGCTATTCAAACTAATGAAGAAGTTTATAATCCATTAGATGAAGATACTTTAAAGCAATTAGGTTTTAAGTATGATAAAGAGTTAAAATGTTATGAAGAACATAATATCAAAACGCTAATGGAAGTTGATGAAATCAGAAAAGCAATTTATGAGTATGGATTTGTATGCGATGGTGTTAAATTCGTAAGGCTATCAAGAAGCTCTGGTAGTTCAAGAGTTGGCAAGTGCTTATTTGTTGATGAAAGACTATACAAACCATTTAGTAAATGGCAAAGTTGTGGAATTACACATAGTAAAGACTATAAAGGTGATTTAGCTGGTTGGGAAAGTTCAATTAGCTTAACTTCAAGTAGTATCATTGATACATTAGAAATCAACGCTAATAATATTTTAGTTATTGATGATTACGATAGTGTATTTAAAGACAATGCAATAGCCACTAGATTCAATGAAAAAACACAAAGACTTGAATCTGCACCAGAAGAAGTTGAGATAAGCAATAGCATATGGGATGGACAGTCTTTAATGGACACTTCCCTATTTGGCAACTATAAAGAATATGGTATGTTATTATTACGAAATAGATTTTTCAAGTCTTGTTGTTTTAATACTAACTTACAACAATGGTTTAAAGACAATAACATTACAGAAGTAAGTCAATTAAATGGCTACACACAAGCTAAAACGATACAGGAAATAAAGTTAGTTACTACACCGAATAGCATTAAATATTTAAAGTTTGGTAGTTTGGAAGATTGGTTGTGGACACTAGACCCTATGTTTGGTGTGGTCAAGCACGAAAAACCTACTCATTACTTTGATGGTAGAATGGTTCAAACTCATTATCAATTGTTAAATACTTTACAATTGTCATATAAAGAAACTGAACAGTTATTAAAACCATCATTAGATTATTTAGCTTTAATTAAAAGTAATCCTAGTGTATTAAGGCATCATATAAAATATCAAGGTCAAGAACCAATCAAGCCAGAAGCCTTAAATTCTAAAAATGATATAGTTTATACACTATTGGGCTTAAATGAAAAGTTTACACAAACTAAATTATATTACGACTTTAGAAGTGATTTAATTAAATCCTTTAAGAAGAACCTTAGAAAAGGTCATATATTAGTTAATGGTAATTATAGTACCCTATGTGGCAACCCTACGGAAATGTTAAAAGCCAGTATAAATATATTTGATGGTACAAGCAGTATTCCTATTGGAACTATACATAGTACAAACTTTAAAGATGGTGAGGAAATTTTAGGTAGTAGAAGTCCTCACGTAACGATAGGCAACATTTTATTAACTAAAAATAAAATTAGTACAGAAATTAATAAGTATTTTAATTTTACTAAAGAGATTGTTTGCGTCAATAGCATTAGTGATAATCTGTTAGAAAGACTTAGTGGTTCAGATTTTGACTCGGATACGATACTATTAACAAACAATAAAATACTTATCAACGCAGCTAAAAGGAACTATGATAAATGTTTAGTTCCGACTAAACTAGTTAAAGCTATTGTAACGAAAAGAAGATTTACAGCAGAATGTAAAGCTGAACTTGATGCAAAAATAGCAATTAATAAAATTGGTGAAATTATTAACTTATCACAAGAACTCAATAGTAAGTTTTGGGATAAGATGAATAATGGAGTTCCTTTTGAAGAAGTTGAAGAACTATATAACGATATATGCCAGTTAGATGTAATGTCTAACTTAGATATTGACAATGCAAAAAGAGAAAATCCAGCAGATAATGTCAAAGAATTAAAATTATTAAAACAAAAATACGAAGAACGAGATAGACAAGATAGGTATATTAGACCTAAGTTCTTTATGTACCTTGATAAAGATAAAGGATATTATGATAAAGAACGAAAGACATATAAATATTATGACACTACTATGGACTACCTAGAGCGTGTCATTAATAGATATAAATTACCTAGATACAGTCCAAATGATTGTATTCCTTTTAGCAAAGTATTATTGCCAGAGGAAGAATTAGATGGACAAGTTTATTATCCACAAGTTCATCGTATTATAAACTTAATAGAAGATACACAAAATGAGATAAAGAATATATGGAGTAGAAGTTCTATCTCTAATTCACTTAAATATTTGTTATCAGCAGAGAAACAGCAATCTATGGTTGATTATATTAATGGATTACAATTTTCTCACAAGACAATGTGGTATCTTCTAAAGGTGATAGAAAAGCCAGAATATTCGCATATCAAGAAATTGATGTTTAATATTCTCTTTGGCTCTCCTAACACTTCGTTCTTTGAATATATTAAATTAAGTCAAGAACCTATATATTCATTAACAGAGTGTAATAACGGAGATATAAAAATTTACGATTTTTACTACAAAAATGAAGTAAATTGAGCTAAAAAACACCGATTTTTTGCAATTTTGGGGTCAAAACGCTAGATTTTTATTTTTCAAAACCCCTAAAAATCGCATAGGTAAGCCATTTTTGAGTATTTAATTAAAGTTACCTATGGAGGGAATAAGGAAGATGTATCGCACATCTTCCTTTTCTTATATCCAAAAATAAATAAAATACCAGAAAAGGGGCAAAAAAGTACAATGGTACAAGTTTCAAGAACAGAAGCAAATTATATTAGAAAGGCATTTCCTAAAGTTCATATTACAAAAACTTGCAAAAAGAAAAATGATGGTTCTCACAGAGGAAAATATTATGTAGAAGAAAATCCTAGTGTAATGAACTACCTACGAGGTAAGTAATATGAAAATAGGTGAAATTGTCACTAATAGAACAGAACATACAATTGAAGCAAAACAAGTTAAGTTAGAACTCTCATCTCGTAATGAAGTTATATTACATTCACCATTAGGTGGTAATGTCCGTTTTGCTGACCTATTTAAGTCAATGGGAGTGGTAGGACATATCATTGATATTAATATCTCAGTAAAGGAAGTGAATGATAATGATTGATTTACAAGTACAACCTAATGAAAATGAAAAGCAATATCTATGGAGAATTGGACTAGCTATTGAAGAAGGTAATATTAATCTTACTTGGGAAGAATTTGCCGATATAATGAACAAGAATTGGAGAAAAGATGAGTCCGAATATCGTTCTTCTAGTGCATATAGAAAGCCTGTACAGTACGCAGTAAAGTTTTATAAGGAAGTGTGGCAACCACAAAATAGTAAATGTGATAATACAGAATATAACGATTTAATGGTTGAATTACATAAAGAACGAATTAAAGCAAGAGATGAGCGTACAGAACTTACACGAATAATCAGAGAACAAGCTCGTAAAGAGAGTTTCTTTGATTTGGTTAAGAATACAATGCAAGAAAACTTCCCTATCTCTCCTATTGTTGAAGATGAAGAATATCAAATTAGCAATTATGACAATGGTATTATCGTACATTTAACGGACTTACACGCTGGAATTGATATTGATAATGCTTGGAATACCTACAATGAAAATATATTGGCAACAAGACTATCAAAATATTTAAATGAATTAAAAGAAGTCTTTGCTTTATACAGACCTAAGGATTGTGTAGTGGTTTTAGGTGGCGATTTGATTTCAGGTATTATTCATTCTAATTTGAGAATTGAAAACAACAAGACTGTAATTGAACAAATTAAAATAGCTTCATTAACAATTGCAGAGTTTATCACTAAATTACATAGTTATATTCCGAAAATTAGGGTGTGTAGCGTTATTGGTAATCATTCAAGACTATTTCCACAAAAAGAGCAACAAATTAAGGGAGAGTATTTAGATAGTTTAGTATTATTTAACTTAGAAACATATTTTAGAAATAGTGTAAATGTTAAAATTTGTACTAATACACTAGATGAGGGTATTGCTTCATTTACTTTGTGCAATCATTTGTGGTATGCAGTACACGGTGATAAGGATAATGTTAATAAAGTAGTAGAAAAACTTACTATGCTTACAGGAAGAAAGCCAGAGGGTATTTTAATGGGGCATAGACATCATAATGCTTTCACTTCTCAATCTAATGTTAAGGTCATTGAAAGTGGCTGTGTTAGTGGTATGGACAACTATTGTATTGACAATAGATTGGTTGGTACACCAGAACAAATGGTTGTGGTTACAAATAAAAATAAATTAATAAAAAGTTTATACGACATTCAATTAGTATAAATAGAAAGTTGGTGATAAGATGGCGAGAAAAACTAAACGCACAAAAATCACAGATGAAGAAACTTTAAATGCAATATGTCAAGATAATAAGATGTTAATGGATGAATTTCTTAGCTATCTTGCATCAATTCAAAGAACAAGAGAAACAATCGAAAAATACACAAGTGATTTAAACATTTTCTTTTGTTGGAATGTAAAATATAACAATAACATTCCTTTCGTAGATTTTAAAAAAAGACATTTTCTTGCGTTTCAACGCTGGTTATCCGTTGAACAAAAAAGTCCAGCACGATTTAGACGAATGAAATCGGTGATTTCTTCAATGTCTAATTTCATTGAGGACATTTTAGATGACGAATATCCAGACTTTAGAAACCTAATTATAAAGATTAAATCTCCTCCTAATACTCCAGTAAGAGAAAAGACAGTATTGTCAGATGAACAAATTGATAGTCTTTTATCTTACCTAACAGAAAATACACGCTTTCAAGAAGCGTGTATTTTTGCGTTAGCCTTGTATTCTGGCAGTAGAAAAGCAGAATTAACAAGATTTAAAACAAAATTTTTCACACCAGATAATATTATTTGTTCTGGTGCTTTGTATAAAACTCCAGAGAAAATACAAGTTAAAGGTGGAAAGCAACATAAATATACTTTAGCTATGGAATTTCAACCGTATTTAGATAGATGGATGGAGCAAAGACAAAAATTGGGGATTGATAGTGAATGGCTATTTGTGTGTCCTCAATCTAAAGTAGATAGAAGATGGAGTTATACAGACCCTAAAGAATGTAAACAAATTACAATTAGTTGGATGAATAGTTTGGCTAGTGAATTTTCTAAGTTCTTAGGGGTTGATTTTTATTTTCACGCTTGCAGACACAATTTTACATCTCGTTTAGCAAGACATAATATACCAGACTCTGTTATCGCCGATATTGTTGGCTGGATAAATATTGAAATGGTTAAAAGATATAATGACAATCCTATTGACGATGCTTTTAATCAATATTTTGGTGCTGAGGGGATTAAAGATGTAGAAAAAGGCTCAATTAATACAATGTTAGGTGGTGATGCCTAATGGCAAAAAGAGGCAGACCAAAAGGAAGTAAAAATAAATCAACACGAGTAGTACCCTCTAAAGAAAACATATATATTCCAAAAGAGGGCAAACATCATTGTTGTATGTGTGGTAAGTCTAGTGTAAAACAAGAATTTTTTCCATCTTGTCGTTCTCCTTTTTGGAAAGAGAACAACTATAGACTACCTGTATGTATAGATTGTTTAGAAAAATACTTTCAAGAAAGAATTATGGAATTTGGCTCTGATTTACTAGCATTGGAATATGTTTGTATGCACTTTGACTTGTATTTTAGTCGTAGCAAATGGGAAGCTACAAAAGATATGAATGGTACATCAAGATTAACTAATTATATTAGATTAGCTAACTTGAATGGTAGAAGTAAAGTGCGTAAAACTTATGATACTACCCTACAAGAACGAAAATATGCAAGTATTACAGCTTCAACTCAAAAAGCAGTAGACGATATTGCTCCAGCAGTTGAGGGTGATATGACAGAAGGAACTCAGAAAAGACAAGAAGAACAATTTAAAAAGCAAGGTATTGACCCTGAGGAAGTTGAAAGATTAAAAGATAAGTTTGGTTCAGACTTCACTCCTAAAGAATTACAAGCAATGGAAAAACATTATCAACGATTAATGTTGCAACTTAATCCGACTCAAACAGATAAAGATGATATTGTTATTGAACAAATAGTTTGTGATGCTTGTATAACAAGGGCTATGAAAGAAAGAAAAATTAGAGAAGGTGACATAGAATCTGCCGTTAAGCTAGCTAAAGAATATCAAAATATGGTTACTGGTAAGAATTTTACACAGTATTTAAAAGCACAACAAGCTAGTTTAAGCGAAGGTGATTGTATTGGCAAATGGACTAAAGAGATTGAACAATTTTGCCCTTCTGATATTTACAAAGACAAGAATTTGTATACAGACCAATCAGGATTACAGAAAATCATTAATTATGTTAGACAACATTTTGCTAGACCACGCAAAAACTTTGAAACTAATAATTATGTTCCACATCCAGATTTCAATATTGAGGTTGAATAATGGCTACTACTGTAAATACAACCTATGATGAAACTACTTTTGTACAAAGTTTAAATAAAGAAGAAAAATATGCGTGGGATAATTTAGACGAAATACAAAAAGAAGGTTATAAACGATTTAATCCAGACCATTGGTTGGCTGACCCTAAACATTGGTTACATTATTTGATGTGGGTAACTTTTTATAGACGTAATTTAGATATTTTTGCTGAACATTATTTGGGGTTGAAATTATATCTTTATCAAAAAATAATTTTATTTTTGATGAGCCATTGTACTCTAATTGTTATTATCGCAGCCAGAGCAGCAGCAAAATCTTATATTATTGCTATATATTCAACTTGTATATGTATATTATATCCTAAAAGTGCTGGTGTATTAGTATCTGGTACTAAAGGACAGGCTAGTTTAATTATATCGGAAAAAATAAACAAAGAAATGTATATGCAATATACCGACTCACCGTTAAGGGTTGAAATTACTAAAATTAAACCAGCCAAAGACGATGCAGAGGTGCAATTTATTAACGATTCTTCTATCAAGGGTGTTACTTTAAGTGAAGATTCAAGAGGTAATAGAAGTACATTTAATATTATCGAAGAAGCTAGAAACTGTAAGAAGAATTTAATTGATAATATCGTATCTCCATTTAAGATTAATAGAAAACCTGAATTTACAAAGACAGAGTTTTACGAACCTATCGCTGAACTATTCCAAGAAGAAGCACAGGAAATTTATATTAGTTCTAGCATAGAAGAAACACATTGGCTATACAAACTTGCAACTAGTGTTAAGAACGATATGGACAACGATGATGAAGATAGTTTGTTCTTAGCTATGGACTATGCAATTAGTTTACAACACGGAATTAGAAGTAAAAAGCAACTAATTCAAGAAAAGCAAAAAATAGGTAACATATCTTGGATGATTGAATACGAAAACCGAGTATTCCGAGCAAACACCGATGCTTTCTTTAGTTATGATATTATTAAATCTAATAGAACAATGCTTAAACCATTTTATCCTCAAAAGAATGAGGATTTTCTATTACATAAGAAAAACCCATACTCTATTCCAAAACAAAAAGGAGAAGTTAGGGTTATTTCTTGCGATATTGCAACTGTTGATAGAAGTGCAAACGATAACTCTGTATATAGTTGTTTACGATTATTCCCAGAACAGACTGGTTACAATAATCGTACCGAATATCGTATTCAAGTTCCTTATTTAGAGGGTATGAAAGGTACTGAGCCTGTTATACAAGCTACTAGAATTAGACAATTATATAATGATTTTGAAGCTGATTATATAGTATTAGACTTACGAAATTGTGGTATTGATATTTATTATACTCTTGCTAGACCTTTATTTGATGAGGGTCGATGTGTTGAGTATGCACCATTAAGGTGTATGAATGATGATGAGTTAGCAGATAAGATTAAAAATGAAAACGCTGATGATTGTATTTATGTTGTCAAAGCTACAGAAAAACTTAATACTAGAATGGCTCAAAACTTACAGTCTTATTTAACAAGTCATAAAATTGACTTTCTTGTTGATAAAGAAAGAGGAATGGAAACTATTTGTAAGTTACAGCCTAGTTATCCTATGTTACAACCGACAGAACAGGTTTATTTTGATAAACCTTTCTTAGAAACAATGTTGTTAGTTAATGAAATGATTGATTTAACTTACGAAAGGACATCGGTTGGTAATATTAGAGTAAAAGAACGAGCTGGTAAAGTAAAGGATAGATATTCTTCTTTAACTATGGGGTGTTATTTTGCAAATGAAATGGCACTAGATAAAATATCCGAAGAAACTCAAATGCAAATATTAGATGCTCCTTCTTGTGTATCAGCTTTTAGTTGGTAACAAAAAGGATATAGAAAGGTGGTGCTAGATGAGTAAAAAGAAGGAAGATACTCTTGTTAACGAAGTAGATGACTCAACAGTCGTTGTTACTTCTGTTCAGGAAGAAATTGATAGAAAATCAACCAATATGGTCAAAAATGCTTTAGCTTCCTATGACCCTCAAAATACATTATACTCTGCCTATCTTAATCTTACTGGTACTGCTAATACTTTAACAGTATCACAGATTGAAACTTACGCTGAAAATGCTCAAAGCGACTTAGATAAAGTTGTAAACTTAAACAATATCATTAGAAAACAGGTTAATATGGATGACCTTATTGGTATGGTAGTACAGAGTGTTACTAATAATATTAATACTGAATACACTTTATCTTACAAGAATTTTGGTACTGTTAAGAGTAAAAACAATACTTTAAACAAAGTTAGAGAGTTGGTTAATGATTTTAATGAACAAATTAGAATAAAGCGAATTATTCGACAAGCTGTTGAACTTGTTTATATGGAAGGTAACTATAATTGTATGTTAAGAAACAATGGCGAAAACTGGGCTGTTGATTTCTTACCATTGGGCGTATGTGAAATGTCTGGTTACGAAGATAATGGCAGACCTGTTGTTTTAGTCAATATGGCATCTATCAAGGAAGCATTACAAAAAACAATGCAGAAAGATAGAAAAGGCAATCCATTATTCTTTAAAGACACAAAAGAGGAAATTGAGAATAACTATCCACAAGAAATTATAGACGCTTATAATAACAATGCTACATATGCTAAATTGGATGTTAATTACACAGGTACTTGTCGAATTAATAATAGAGGTAGACAATACGGTCTATCCCCTATTGTTAGAGCTTTGTCACCAGCGATTATGTTACAAAACTTTTATACAGCCGATGCTATTAATGCAAAATCTAAATCAAAGAAGATTATTCATCAAGTTATGCGTAAAGAAGTGCTAGGCAATAATGGTACTAACAAGGGTTTTGAAATTATGGCTTATGCTCATCAACAGTTGATGAAGGCGTGGTCAAATCCTACCGTTGTTTATACTTCACCTCCAGCCGTAGAAAAGATTGTTTATGTTGAACCTACTACTGATGAAATTTCAACAGATAAGGTTAAGCTATATCGTAATAAGGTTCTTAGTTCATTAGGCGTTGCTTTCTTAACTAACGATACTTCACAAACTGCTTCTACTGCGAACATTAATTTAAAGCAATTGTTACAATGTATTAATGCTATTACTGAGCAAGTAGAAGATATGCTACATAATTTTTATAGAACTCTATTAACTGTTAATGGTTATGATTTAGTTTATTGTCCAACTATCAAGATTATTGATTCTGAAATGTTGGAAATGGATTTAAGAATTAACTTATCTAGTTATCTATATAACACTTTAAATTGTAGTAGAGAAACTGCGTTGGGTGTAGTGGGTGTTGATGTTGAAGATGAACTACATAAGAGAGAAAGAGAAAATGAAGATGGATTAAATGATATTTTCACTCCTTACTCTACAGCTTATACTAAATCTTCAAATAGTAATGACGATGGTGGTTCAAGTGAAGATACAAAAAATCAAAAGCAAGAAACCACCAACGAGGAAAAACAAAGCTATGATGAAGAATATAATAAGACAAGGAAATAACAACAATGAAAGAAATATTATTGGGTGTTATTCCCTCTGATGATAAAAAGCAAACAAATACTAAAGGTAAATCAATTTTTACTGCTGGTGTTGCAAGATGGTTATTAAAACGAGGTAATCGTGTTATAGATATTAAACCAGATAAGCAAGACAAAACAAAACGAAAAACTATTTTTGTTTTTGAAGATACACCGAAATTAAAAGAAGATTTATCATTATTAACATATCAGACTCCTAGTAAAAGCTAGGGGTCTTTTATATTGTCTGAAAGAAAGGGGGAAAAACACATTTGGAAAAGATGAATGTGGTACTTGCCACAAAAACAAAAGAGATTGCAGATTATAAGACTTATGTCGAGATTGTAAATCGTGTTTGTTATTACGATGAACCAAATGGTAATGGTGTTCTATTACCATATGACGATAGTGCTTTGGATATTGCACAAACACTTGTTGGTATGCCAGTACAAGCAAAATATATTGTTAATGACAAAGGCGAACCAGATTTAAGCGACCATTGTGTAAGCGTTGATGATGATGGCAATGTGACTTTTGGTACTGAAAGTATTGGTGTACATACAGAAGTATGGATTGAAGATGACACAGTTCAAACTTTTAAAGGCGAAATCAAAACTTTACCTTGTCTATTTGCTAGACAGAAAATCTGGAAACGCTATCCAAATTATATTAGTGCAATTACAAAGCTATATGATGAAGGTAATTTGCATAATTCTTGGGAAGTTAGTTCATTTGAATATTTGTACGAAAATGGCACTAAAAAATTAATGTCTTATGTTTTTGAGGGTAATGCTTATCTAGGCTCTAATGTTACACCAGCTTATGGTGAAAGTGCAAAAGCATTAGAAATGTCTAATTTAATGGTGGCATCTGCGTTGGCACAAGATGTGTCAGCTTTAGATACAAATAATTCAAGAAAGGAGGATATACCTATGGCAGAAAAAACAAAAGAAAATATTGAGGTAGAAACAGAAGTTACAGATATTTCTGAAACTGAAAATCAAGAAGCAAATACAGAGGTTGTTGAAACCACTACTGATACAACAGAAGTAAAAGAAAAGGTAGAAGATACAGCCGAAGAAAAGGTAGACGAAACTTCTGAAAATAAAGCCAATGAAGAAAAAACAGAAGAAGTTTCTAATGAAAATGCAGAAAATGAAACTGCTTCTTTAACAGCCGATGATATTGCTCGTAAAGTTGTTGAACTATATGAAGAACAACAGCCAAACGAATATTTTTATTGTTACGCCCATTTAAGTGCTGAAAAAACAATTTGGCTAAAAAGTTGGGGTGATGATGACCTAAGTATCGTGGTTGTTAAATATGATGTATCTGATGATGATGAGGTTTCAATCGTTGGTGAACCAGTAAAAACTACTTTAAAGGTTGATATTTCAATTATTTATAAAGAATATTCTGAGGTTGTAAATAAACTAAATGAAGCAGAAACAACTATTTCTGAACTATCTCAGTACAAAGATAAGTATGAAACAATGCAATCAAAAATTGAAAAGGCTGAATTAGAAGAAGCTAAAAAGCATTTACAAGATATGGTTGATAATGCTGATTGCTTATCAGAAGAAGAAAAGCATAGCGAAGAAGTATCTTCTTTAATTGAAAATTGTGATGAAGAAGGACTAACTAAGTACATTGGTAATAAATATATTCAGAGTTCTGTAAAGAGAACTAAGAAAGGGAATAAAAAGGAAATTTCTAATGTACAGCATAGCTTTAAAAAAAGTCTATTTAATGATACAGAAATCTCAACACAGGAAGAAGAAGCTCATTCAAAAGCAGAAGATTTTAGGAGCTTTGTATTCAACTAAAAACAAAAGAAAAGGAGAAAATAAATGATTAGAGAACTACAGGTTGTAGCTAATAAGCCACTTACACTTATTACTACAAGTGAAGCAATGAAGCGTGGTGCAGTAATTGTTGAAGATTACAAGACAGAAACAGTTAAAAACGCAACTTCTGGTGCAACAGATATTTATTTAGTAGATGTTGAACCAACAAGCGAAGGTATCAATGCAGTTGTTGAACCTACTGATGGTAGCTGGGAAGATATTGAAGCAAAGGCAGAAGTAAAGAAAATTCCTCTATTTGTGGGTGAAAGATATGCAACAACAGAACTAGTTGAAAACTTTGGTACTGCTCTAGCTAAGGGTGACTACCTAAAAGCTGACGGTGGTAAGTTTATCAAGGGTGAGAGTGGTGATGCGTGTATCGCTGTTTATATGGGCGAATATGCCGACCCAACAGGTCTATCTATGGGTATTGTGCAGATTACTAGACCATTTACAGTAGCTTAATGAAAAGGAGGAATGAACATAATGGCAAAGGAATTAAGTGCAATTCTTAATGAAAGTCCTACTAGATTTGTAGAATGGGCTTCAAAAGTAACACTACATAAAGAACTAAATAATGACGACAAGGAAGTTTCTCAGTCTGTAGATGCTTGGGCTAAGGAAATTGGTAGAACTGGTCACGATGCTAACCACGAAATTTCAGCTATGATTACAAAGGCTATCACACTTGAAACAGTTGATAATGCTAGTGCAGTAATCAGCAGAATGTTTGAAGATGGTAGTATTAATGAATTTGATGACTACACAGCAGAAGTTGAACCAAAGAATACAATCAAGGTTTATGAAGGTGGCAGAGGTGGCAATGTTGACCGTTCATTCATTGACCATAAACTACTAAAGCCAACTTGGGTAAACCTAACTGCCGAAACAGATATTTCTCTAGCACAGATTAGAAGGGGTGGCTTTAAGACTATCGCAAAGCTAGTTGCAGATATTAATGAAGCACTAGAAAATAAGAAGGTTTCAAAGATTTTTGAAATTCTTGACAAGTCTATGACAACAGGTATGGATGGTGTTATTACAGAGGCTACATCTAAGCCAACAGAAGCATCTGCTGACGCTCTTGCTCTATATCTAAACGATGTACTAGAGGGGGGTACACCTCTAATGTTCGGTCAGAATAAGTATATGCAGACACTAGCAAAGCTAGCTGGTGCTACTTCATTTGGTTCAGATGCCCTAAAGGACGCTTACAATCAGAATGGTTTTATCAACTCATATGTTGGTTGTGAACTACTAGGTTTTAGTGGTCAGAAGAAACTGCCATCTGGCGAATTTATTGTACCAGATAAAAAGATTTTCGGTATTGGTGGTACTGTTGGTAAGTGTATTACTAGAGGTTCTACAAATACTCTACAGGAAACAGACATCAATAGTGAAAAAATCCATATCAAGGTTAATGGTTATCAGTTCGGTATTCTATTTACTGACCTATCAAAGGTTGGTAAGATTGCAATTAACGGCTAATCTAACTTAATATAAAACACAGACTTGGGTAAAGCAATAGTTTTATTCAAGTCTGTTTTATAATCCATACTAAAAAGAACATAAAGGAGAACTTATGGATAAACAATTAATTGACAAGATTAAATCAAGCACAACTATTAAGGTGTGTAATTATAGTCAGTCTTTTATTGCCACTTCAACAAGATATAAGAGCTTTAGTTTTGATAGGGTATCAGAAGATGGTATTCCTTCTTTTGAATATCTAAGTTGGGATGAAATTTTTGAAATTAATTCAAAGTCAAAAGTTTTTAAAACTGGTGCTTTAATTATTGAAGATGAATACGCTGATAAAATCTATGAACTATTAGGCATTAAAGATTGGAAAAATACTATTTATACTGAGGACGATATTTACAATATGGCAACAGACTCATCAGAAGATAATCTAAATCGTATTATTTCTCTTAATGATTTAGATACAATTGAAAGATTAAGAGCTTGCTATACTCAGTTATCTAACGAAGAAAACCCAAAGGCAACTATTGTTGTTGGTAAAATGATTAATGGTAGATATTCTGAAATTGTAAATGGTAAGCGTACATCTCAGTTAAGTGTATCAACTATGAAAACTGTAAATTCTAGTGAAGAAACCAAAATCCTAAAAGAAGAAAATGAACTATTAAAGAAGAAACTAGAGGATTTCACAGCTATGATGGAACAGTTTAAATCTCAAATGGGAACAAATTACAATAAAGAAGTTGTTGACGACAAGCCAAAAAAAGCAACAAGAAAGACAACTACAAAAGTAAAAAAGTAATAAGGAAGGAGCTGATGAAGTGACTCCTTTTTCAAGTTTGGAAAATCGTTTTAAAATGATGGTAGAAGAAGATTCTGAGTTTTTTCAATATTATCAATATTTAGAATACGAAGCAGAGGAAATTATACACCGTAGAATTTTGGCATATCTATATGAGGCTACTGCTATGTTAGACTCTCAAATTCAAACTCAAATTGATTTTACCGATTATAACGAAGAAACCGAAGAATTTAATACCGACCTAACTAAAAAAGAAATTTTACTTGTATCTTCTATGATGTTTCAAGTGTATCTATCTCGTAGCATTGCCAAGTTAAAAACTTTAGAAGTAAATTATTCTTCTTCTGATTTAAAAGTATTTGACCCTAGCAATGCAAGAACTTCATTTATGACAATGTATGAAAAGGTATGTCAAGATAATGCTTTCTTAATTGAAGAATATAAATCTCGTGACCGTCTTACTGGTGCATTCATTGAAGTGGGTTATGAAGGTTATGCGAATATAGATGAGGATTAAAAATGACAGATAAGGAATATTTTAATGCCATTCAACACATAGGCGACCCTACTTCATATAAAGATACACAAGTTAACTATGCAAAGTTTAATCTTCAAAATAGACTATCTAAAGGTATGACCTTACAACAGAATGTGTACATACAAGGAGTAAAGCAACCTAGTATCATTTATAAAAAAGATAATTTAGGTACTTCATATACCATTATTGAGTCTTTGCCTTATGACACTTTTGATATTGGTAATTATGTGGTGTGGAATGATGAGTATTGGCTCGTTGATTTTATTTCTGGGGATAAGGATATTCAAACCAAAGGTCATATTACTAAATGTAGTAATTATCTTAGATATTTAGATTATAAGGATGAAATACACGAATATTGGGGTATTATCTCTGATATGCAAGACTCATCTAATATAACTTCATCAGGTAAGGTGGATAATCCAGAGGGTAGTTTACAAATGTTAGTACCTTATAACGAAGATACTAAAAAAATACCCATTGGTAAACGATTTATCTTGTGGACTGAATATGATAAAGATGGTAAGGAATATCCAGCAGTCTTTAGAGTAATGAATATCACTCATATTTCTAAAACATACGGAGTTAATAAAATTACAATTTTAACAATGGAAAGAGATACATATAATGACAACGACTCTTTAGAACATATGATTGCAGATTACAATATTAATGAAGATAAACCTTCTTCAAGTAATAAAAGGTGTGAAATTATTGGTAATTCCATTATTAAATCAGGTGGGGTTGTCCGAACTTTAGAAGCTAAGTTTTATGAAAATGACAACGAGGTTCTAAATGAACCGAAATGGGGGGTTTCCCCTACCCTGTCTGAACTACATATTGAATACCAAGATAATAAAATATTATTAGTATTAGACGATAATGATGATTTAATTGGTGCTGATATTATTGTAACATTAAGTTGTGATGATTCCGAATATGGAAGCTGTACTAAACATATAGAAGTGAGGTGAGTGTAATGGAAGCTACTAATTTAGATACTATCGTAAACTATCCTAGATTGATATTAAATAAAATTGCTAGTTCTGAGATATTAAGAGAACTAATCACTAATAAGAAAAAGGCAACAATTGAAGATTTAGAAGATACAGACGGTAATTATAAGTATATGTTTGATTATGATTATGTAGATGACACTACCTCAGAAGAAAAGTTATATATTTGCCTTGATGTACTACCTTCTAATGTCGAAAACTCTCATATTATGGAAATGACTATTGCTATCAACGTAATATGCCATAAAGATTATATGCAATTAGATAATAAAATATTTAAAGGTATAAAGGGTAATCGTAGAGATAATGTTATTAGATACATTGATAAAATTCTTAATGGTTCTAATCATTTTGGTATAGGTAGATTAGAATTGGCTAACGTTGTTCCAATTACAGTATCAAAGAGATACACAGGTAGGGCATTGGCTTATTATGTTTATGACTTTAATCGCAAGGGTGAAATAAATGGGTAAAATTATTCCTTATGTTTTACTTATTGGTGGTGAAAGTTTTAATTATGATGGCTATTGTTTTCAGCCACCTACTTTACAACACATAATAAAAGACAATGAAGGTGAAAATTATAATTTGTATTTATATTATTCCTTTTTACTGTCGTGCAGTAAAGAAGATATTATAGATATGGTAGGTGCTAAAGAACGATATGATAAATTATCGTTTGAACTTCAAAATGAATTAACCAAATATAAGCTGTTACTACTTTCAGGTGGTGAACAGATATTACAAGAAGCAATTCAATTTTTTGTTAAAGACAAGGTGGTTTTTAATGAAAAAGATGGATGCTTTTTTTTATATTCCAATAATGACAAAGTGACGAAAATAATTGATAATTCTAATTTTATTGAATTTTGCAATTATGTTAATCAAATTAATTGTAGAGATACAATTGAAGAAGATGAACCTATCGAGAATATAACTTTCTCATCAGAAAAAGCAAAGCAAAGATATATAGAATTACAAAAAAGAAAAAAGCAGTTTAATAAGAATAAGGCAAAAAGCAAAGAAGGCAATGCAAATTTTGACTTAGGTAATGTTATTGCAAAATTATCAGCCAAGACAAATAGCCCTTATAATTTAACAAATATTTATAACTTAACTGTTTTTCAACTTTATGACCAATTTTATCAGATTATTCAAAATAATCAAATAGATGGATATGTCCTTAAGTGGGCTGCGTGGGGGTCAGAAGAATTTGATTTCTCACTTTGGTATAACAATAACAAAACAAAATAAATCGAAAGGAAGATGATTAATGAGCAGTAATAAGAATTTTGCCAATAGAGAAGTAATGGACTTAATTATTTATGATTATGAAACAAATAAGCCATTTCTTTCTATTGACTATGCTAATACAACATCTCACGAAATGACAGGTGAAGATGTTTATGCTTATGGTGGTAAAGGTCATCCAAAGCGTGTGCCATTTAGTGGCGAAAAGGGTGGTACATTTACAATCGAAACACAGCTACAGAGTAGTAAGCTATATAGACTACTAACTGGTGCAGACGCCGAAGATAGCATTGATTTTGTTAAGAGAGAAAAACTAACTACAGAAGATGGCACTACACTTGTTTTAACAGAAACACCTATTGATGGCACTATTTTTGTATACAAGGCTGATGATGATTGTGGCAAAGAAGAACAGATTAGTGCCACTGGCAAAAATGTTACACTAACCAACGCTGGTACAGCTAAGGACAAGTATATTGTTTATTATCAGAGAAGTCTAAGTAATGTAACAACATTAAAAGTTACTACTTCAACATTCCCTCAGATGTGTAAAATTTATGCAGATACACAGAACAAGGGTGAGGATGGTAAAACTCATAATGAATTTGTAAAGGTTTACAAGGCTTCTCCTCAGTCACAGTATTCTGTTAGTAATGCTAATACTGGCGACCCAGTAACAGTAACAATTACTTTGGATATGATGGCTGATGACGATGGCAATGTAATTGATTACGCTTTTGATGACTAATTACATAGGATAACGAAGCATTTAGGGGGTAGCGTTGCTATCCCCTATTTTTTTTATGAATTATGATTGGAGGTATATATGGAAGATAAAATTCAGAAGAAAGTTAATAACAAAACTTTAAAAAATAAGGTTACACAACAACCTTTTGAGATTACAAAAGCAAAAATAAAGGCAAAGACACTAAAGGTCATTTCATTCAATGGGGTTAATCATATTTTAGTGGCAGTTGATGACAATGGTAAAAAGTATCAGATTACAGATTTTAGTTATATCAAGAATACAGGAGTGTACACCTTAAATGAAAATACTAAGTCTTGACCAAAGTTCTCGTTTTACAGGGTATGCTGTATATGAAGATACCAATTTAATCAAATGGGGGTTAATTGATACTCACCACTATTCTAGTTCAGAAAATAGATATAACGCTATGTGTGCAGCGATAGATAAATTATTGATTGACTATAAACCTGATGTTGTTGTATTTGAAGATGTGTCAATGCGACAATCTATAAAAACTCTAATTCAACTTAGTAGATTACAAGGTTCAATTATATATATGGCAATAAGTAAGGGTATAGAATATCGAATTTACGCACCTACACAGTGGCGTGGAATAATTGGTTTGAAGCAAGGAAGTAAAATTAAAAGACCAGAATTAAAAAAAGAAGCAATTGATTTTGTTAAGCAAATATATGAAATAGACATCAATGACGATACAGCCGAAGGTGTTTGTATTGGACTGGCATATTTATATGACGAGAATTTAATTTAACAAAAATCATAAAAAGTACAACGGAGGTATTTATGGCTAAAAATACAAAAATGGTTTCAATCAATAAAATTAATGGCTACCTACAACAAGAGTATAAAGAAAATATTTCTACTATCGAGCTAAAAAACGAAAAGGATGAAGTCATTGATATTGTTGAAGTAAAAAAGAGAATTGATTGGGATAATTATAATCAGTTTGTTTATGATGTCGTTCAGGGTTGCTTTGGTACATATGGAGAACATAAAAATTGCTTTATTGCAACCAAAGAAGATTATTTAATTAGGTTAAATATTATTGCATATTATACTAATTTAAAAATTACAAGTAATGACACTAATAGATATAAGTTAGCCTATTCAAAGTTATATACAGACATATTAGAACATATTGATATGAACCAGTATATAAGGTTATGTGATGATATTAATAGTCAGCTAAAGTACGAGCAACAGATTAGAGTATATCAGCACGAAAAGGAATTTAACGAAGCTATTATACAATTTAATAATGTAATAGAAAATTTAAGTTCATTAAAGAATATTGATAGTGAGCAAGTTAGTGCTTTATTAGAGAAAGTTAGTGGTCTTAGTGACAATAAATTAATTGAAGTATTAAGACCAAAATCAGATAAAAAGTAAGTGAGGTGAGGATTATGTTGACTTTTACCAACGAACAAAGTTTACAAGTATATATAAATCAAATGATTGGAAATGTGTTACAAAAAGAAGTTGCTAACACCGTAATAGAACAACAAAGTCAATCAACTAAAAAGTTGATTTATGATGCTTATTCTCCTAAGTATTATACAAGAAGAATGTCAATGGCTAAGTCAACATATTCTAAATTTACTGACACAGGTAGAGAATTTCATTTTAAGAATTACGATACTGTTTATAGTAATAATGAAAATTCACATTCTATATCAATAGAAAGCATTATTAATGCCAATCCCACAATCACTCTTTTTCGTAAAAATAGACAGATTACTACTAAATCTAAAAATGCTGGTAAGCGTTTAATTGAATTGTTGGAAACTGGTGGGGTTTCTTCATACGATTTTCCTTATGATACAAAAAGAGGCGAAAATCAAAGTTCTTATACTCTAGCGAGTTATACAAAACCTCGTCCAATAATTGAAACAACAATTAGTTCACTTCGTCAATCTAAGGCAATAGAAACAAGTTTTAAAGTTGGGATGGAAACTAGAGGTTTTAATATGTTGTAAAATAAAGGAGTGATGATATGGCAAACTTTAATATTTCTGTAGATGCTAAAGTTAAGAAGTCGCCTATACAAGAACAATTAAGTGAGATGAAAGGCTTAAAAGTTGATGTGCGTTTTAACCCACAAACTCTTAGCAGAAAAGCCTTTAACACGCACTTAGACTCATTTAAAAATTTATATGTTGATGTTAAAGTAAGAAAAAAAACTTTACAAGACTCTATTAAGGATGTCGAACTGCCTTTAAAAATAACTACTGTTGATGTCACAAAGACAGCAATACAAAATGGTATTAACAAAGCAACTGAGGGTGTAAAGGCTGGACTGTCAATTAAAATTAACAATCCAATTGTTGATATAGGAGCAATTCAAAAACAACTTTCAAATACTAAATTTACATTAAAAATAGATACTGGTACTAATGTTGCAACTAAAGTTGCTAAAGAATTAGAAAAAAATAGTAATTCTAAATCTAATGATAGTGCTGAAAGTAAAACTAATTATAAAAGAAGAATTAAAGTCCTAAATCAAGAGTTTAATAAAATTAAATCACTTTACAATAGAGCTTCAACTTTTAGTAAAGGTCACGCAACTACTTCTAATTTCAATCAAACCTTAGAGTCTATGAAATCCCAAGTTGGCATAGCCGAAGGATTGAGAAAAGAAATTCAACAGTTTTATGATATTGATACAGATACTTTTAGCACCACAAAAAAGGCAAATGGAAAAGACCTTGCACAAACATACAAAGAATATGCAAACAGTTTAAAAGGCATACCTAAATTTGCTAAAGAAGGTGCTGATAGTATTGACGGTATGACTCAAAAACAAAGAGAGTCTATAAAAGTTACTAAAACTATAAATACTGTTTTTCGTCAACTTGATAAAGCACAGCAAGTATTTGATAAAGCCAATAAACTAAATCGAACTGGCAAAGATGAAGGTTCATTAAAAGAAACCTTAAATAATAATAAAGAGTTGATGGGTGAATTACAACAGCTCAGAACTCAATTTGAAAATACATATCAAGATTTTGAAACTGGTATGTACCCTAGCGAATTATATAATTCTAAAGATGTAGAAAATCTTGTAGATAAGGCTCAGACATATACAAAAGCAAGTAAAGAGTTAAAAAACAATATTCACCAAATTCAAAACGATGCTTTAAATGAACAAGGTACTGCTAAAATTCAAAACCAATTACTTGCGACACAAAAGTTAATAGATAAAGCACAAGGTATAATGAGTGACTCTGGACAAAGTTTAAAGTGGTATAATCCAGAAGTTTACAATAGGCTTCAATCTATTATTGACAAAGCACAAAGAGCAAATGCCGAGGGTAAGGGATTAAAGCCAGAAGAATTAAGGGCTTTTTCAAAAGAAGTAATTGCAGCAGACACATCTGTAAAGGAACTGGATAAAAATGTTAATTCTGTAGGCAATAGATTGAAAACATTATTTAAAAATCGTTTTCAAAGTTTAATATCTTCTTTTGGTATTATTTATTTCATTCAGTTATTAAAGCAAGTCGAAGAAAATGTTGTTAAGATTGATAGTTCTTTAGCACAGTTAAGTCTTGTTACAGGTACAACAGGTCAAGGTTTGACCGATATGTTTGATAATGCAGCAAAATCAGCTCAGGAATTAGGTACATCAATTACCGATATTTTATCTTCTACTGAAACATTTGCTAGATTAGGTTATTCAGCCGATGACTCAGCAAAACTAGCTAGAGTAACTGGTATGATGGCTAATGTTGGTGATATGTCAACAGATGAAGCTACTACTGGTATGACTTCAATTTTAAAAGCCTATGGTATTTCAGTTGATGATGCTGAAAAAGTCGGTGATGTACTTACAACAGTTGGTAAAAAGTATGCAATTTCTACTAGTGAATTAGCAGAAGGTTTGGAAAATAGTGGTTCAGCTCTTGAAGCGGCGAATAATAGTTTTGAACAGTCTGTTGCTATTTTAGCTGCTGGTAATGCTTCTGTACAAGATGCTTCTAAGACTGCAAATGCTATTAAAACTACAACAATGAGAGTTAGAGGTGCAACAGCCGACCTTGAAGATATGGGTGAAGAAGTTGACGAACTTGCAAAATCAACACCTAAAATGCGTAAAGAAATTGAAGCGTTATCAGGCGTTGATATTATGGCTGACGAAGATACTTTTAAATCCACATATCAAATCTTACTAGAAATTGCTAAGGTATGGGATAAACTTTCAGATACTTCACAGGCTAATTTACTTGAAGATTTGGCTGGTAAGAGAAATGCCAATGTAATTAAGTCTATCATTACTAACATTAAAGATATGTCTGGTGCTTATAAAGATGCTCAAGAAAGTGCTGGTAACTTAGTAAAAGACAATGATAAGGTAATGGACACAGCCGAAAAACAACTAGCAAGAGTTAGTGCTACTTTTGAAGAATTTTCTAAGTCTGGGCTAAGTGCTAATGTTGTTAAGGGGTTTGCTTCTGTAATTGAAACTGTTGTTAATGCTTTGACCAAATTGAATGGTGGATTAGGTAGCTTGGGGACTGTAATTTCTGTTTTGGGTTTGGTTTCATTAATTAGTTATTTTGTTAAGCTCAAATCTAATGTTGCTGCTACAACAACAGTAGTTGGTGGTTTTATTGAATTTGTTAGGCAAGTAAGGGTTGCTTCCGAAGCTGGGGCAACAGGTCTTAGTGCTTTATCAAAAGGTTTTAATTCGCTAGGAAATGGAGCAACAAAAGCTAATGCAGTAATTGCCATTATCGGTTTAATTGCGATGGCTATTAGTGGTATTATTAGCCTCATTGATGCCCACAATCAAAAACAACAAGAAGCCATTGAAAAAGTAAAAGAATTAAAAACACAATACCAAGAAACTACAACAAGTGTTGCAAAGTCTAAGTCAGATATTAAATCAGCTAAAGATAGTGGCTTAGAACAAGAATTTGAACGGTTAAAGAAAGGTGTTTCTTCCACTGGCGAAAATCTTACCTTAACCAATGACCAATATGAACGATATAAAGATATTTGTGAAGAAATTGTTGGTTATTGTCCTGAATTAAAAGATGGATATGATAGTGCAACAGAGGCTTTAAGTAGTCAAAATAATGTTCTGGAAAAAGCTAATAAACTACTTGAAAAGAAACAAAGGCTAGAAGCAAAAAATTTAACAACCAACGATAATCTTGAAACTGCTTATAAGGATGCTAAAGATACTTATGACGAAGCAGATGAAGCAAGAAAAAAAGTACGGTTAAATAACAATCAAATTGAGTTGCCTTTAACTAATAGTATGTATCGCTATGAGTATGACAATCTCACAAAAACTAAAGTTACTTATGATAGTAAACATTCAACCACGCCTGAAAATTTAGGCTCTGATTTGACAAAAATTTTGGGTGTTAATAAAGCATACGAAAAATATATCAAACAAGGCGAAACAATGCAATCAGCATTTAACGATTCTATTATTAACAATGCTGAAAAAGTACAAAACAAATTAAAAGATATATATGTGAACGGTGGTAACTTTAAGGCTGATGGGTTGACATATTCTATCGATTCAGGCAACGCTTTAATTAAAGAAGCTATTTCTAATTTAGATACATATAAAGAAAAACTTGATACTACCAATCAATCAATTAAAGAAGCCGAAGATGGTTATAAAGATACCTTACAAACAGTTGCTCAGGCTACTACACAATGGTATGATTTGGGTAATGATTCTCAAAATCTTATTGATAAATGGATTGAAAACAATAGTAATTTTGATGTGTCAAAACTTGATACAGAAGAAAAGCGTAAAAAAGCTCAAGATACTGTTAGAAAGATGGTTCAAAAAATAGCTGACAGTTCTGACATTCAAGACGAGATTAGTAAGCTATTAAAACTTGATACTTCTAAATTGAACGCTAAAGACTATGCTAAACAAGCTGAAAGTTTGATTAATTCTATTTCTAAATCAACTGGTATTGATAAAAAGACAATTAAACTTGGACTTGACTTAGATGAAACTAGTGTTAAGAGAGTTAATAACCAAATCAAAGAAGTTAAAAACCAATTAAGTGATAGCAAATCTGGTGATGTTCAGAAGTATTTAGACTCTTTGTCTGCTGATGACTTTGATAAGGTTATGGAAGTAATACACTCTAAAAGTGGTGAAACTATAACATCTTTAAAAGGTTTAAAACAAGCATTAGCAGACTTAGATGACCAAGCAACACTTAAAACAATACCTGACTTAGAAGATATTAATACAAGTATAGATGGTATTCAAACTGCTTTTTCAACAGCTAAAAAAGTTATTCAAGAATATAATTCTAACGGTCAAATTAGCATAGATAATTTACAATCTTTGTTGTCTTTAGATGGTAAATACATTAATTTGCTAGTTGATAAAAATGGCAAGTTAAATCTTAACACAGAAGCATATAAACGATTAATTAAAGCCGAAATGGAAGAACAAAAGGCTAGTTTGATAAAATCAACAGCCGATAGCATTAACAATATTTCTTCCAAAGCACAAGCTCAACAAATTTTAGCTGACAATACGGCAGCGCTAGCTGATAAAGAATACGATTTAGCTGATGCTTATTTAGTTGAGGCTCTGGCTTCTGCAAAGGCAAAGTCTATTAAATCTGGTGATGATAGCATTTACAAAGCTGCGTTAAGTGAAGTTGACTTATTAAGTAAAAAATTATCATTGGTTGATAGTACATATCAAGGTATGATAAAAAATATTGATTATGGACTAACAGGTGATACAACTAACCTTGATACAGAAAGCACAAGATTAGGAAAATTAGCAGACCAATACCAAAAGAAAAAAGACGATTTAGATGACATAAAAGACAAATATCAAGAAAATATAGATGCTATTCAAGATAATGTTGATGCTTTAGATGATGAAATTGATAATCTTGAAAAAGAAAAAGACGCCTTAAATGACAAAAAAGATGCTCTTGAAGAACAAAAATCTGATTTAGAAGATGCTAAATCTTCTATTAAAGATATGGTTGACATAACTGAGGAATATGTAAAACAAACTTTACAAGATGAAATTGATAGCTATGATAAGCAAATTGATAAACTTGAAGAAAAGAAACAAAAGTTTGATGATATTATCGACAAACAAAAAGAGTCTTTAGAGCAAGAAAAAGATGCTTATGAATGGCGTAAAACAATTCAAGAAAAGAATAATGCATTATCCGAAGCACAAGCCAAAGCTAACGCTTATGCATTTGACAATTCTTCTGAAGGTAAAGCTAACTTAAAATCAGCACAAGCTGATTTAAAATCTGCTAAAGATGACAGAGATGACGAACTATACAATCATATGATTGACACTCGCTCTGATAATCTTGATAAACTAAAAGATAAAAGCGATAATCGTTACGACAAGCAGAAAGATGAACTTGAAAAGCAAAAAGATGCAATTCAAAAGCAAGCTGATAATGAAGTATATATTCGTAAAAGAACTTATAAGTTAATTGACGGATATAGTAACTCTACATATAAAAAGTTATCTCAGTATGCAAAAAAGCATACCGATAAAACTTCTGCTGAATTTAATCATATGTGGAATAAAGCTAAATCTGCTAATCGTAAATATAATAAACAAGGGCTTGTCACAGGTGCTTTACTTAATAGCTTTGATAGAAAAATTTATAGTCTTGAAAATCGTATTAATGGTGTAAACAACAAAATCAAAAAGGTTGACACAAGTATTGATGGTTTGAAAGACAAACAAACTGCATTGAATAAAAAAACGCAAGTTTGGAAAAACAAGCAAGATGCCATTACTAAGCAACAAGACGCCTATGATAAAAAGATAGATAGTATTAAAGATAAGCAAGAACAACTCAATGATACTTTAAGTAATACTGTTTCAAGCACTTCTAGTATTGCTGATAATGCTAAAACTTATTATCGCTATACTAAAAAAGCAAAAGATTTATATGGCAAGCAAAAAGGTTATAAGGTTTCTTTTAACGGTAGAACTTTCACAACTACAGAAATGAACGAAGATAGGGCTGCAACAGCTTTAACTAAGAGAATTTCAAAAACCTTTGCTAATGAAGGTATTTATGTAGATAGAGATTATATCAAAAAGAAAATGAAAACCTTGAAGTATGCTTCTGGTACTAAATCTTCTAAAGGTAATTTAGTCATCAAAGATGAAGAAGGTTATGAGTTTACCCTAGCTAATACTTCGCAAGGTACTTATGCTAATGTTCCAGAAAACTCTATCATCTTTGATAAAAAGAGTACCGATAACTTATGGAATTTTGCTAAACAACCTAATTCTTTCTTTGAAGATAAGTTTAAAGAATATATGTCTAGTGGTAAATTACAAGAGTTTGCAAACAATAGCCAATTTATTGATAAGCTATCTAACATATCTGTACCACAAACCATTGTTCAATCTCCTCAACAAAGTATACAAAATGATAATAGAATTAATATGCCTATTACCATTGAGGGCAATGCAGATAAGAATACAATTAAATCTATGCAAGATGAAATGTACAAAGCTATGATACAAGTAAATAGAAACAGACGAAAGTAAAATTAGTGAGGGTTGGTATTATTATACCAACCCTAAATCTATAAAAGGGGTGATAATATGTTTAGAGATTGTTATTTTGAGTATGCTGGGATTTATTCTGGTGATTACAATTTAAAATTAATGTATCTTGATGACACCTATAATAGAAGAAAAACTGGTGGTGATTACACTACTATTACTGATGATAATAATTTCACTGAGCAGTTGTTATATGGACGAAAAAACACTCCTTTAGCTTTTGACATTGAAATTATTAATTGTGATAAAGATATTCCTTTTGAGCAAATGAGCGAAATTAGACAATGGTTGTTTAATCAGCCAAGTGGTCAATGGAATAAATTTCGTATCTATGATGAAGATTACGAAGATATTATTTTTTATTGTGTGCTAATTCCTAACGAAGATGCTTGTGACAGTCAAGGATATAGGGGTATTCGTTGTTCTGTACAATGCAATTCCCCTTTTGGATATAAAGAGGTAGTGACAAAAAGTATTGCTAAAACTACTTCATTGCAGTCAGATAAAAAGGCTATGAACTTGACTATTGATTGTGATATAGCAACACAAGATACTTTGCCTATGGTTAAGATTTATACAAATAAATCAACAGCGTATATCTATAATAATCGAGGTATTATTATAAATAAAACAAATGGAACTTCTATGGTTGTTCACAATATACAGGGCAGTGGTACAAGCAATAATATAACTACAGTTAATTGTCAAAGTGGGGTAATTACAAATACTCTAAATCAGGAACAATGGCTGATTCTAGGTTTAAAGAGTTTTAATGCTGATGATGGCATAACATATACAATCAATAGTGGCTTATTAAAGTTAGACAAGGGTAAAAATGATTTAGTTTTTTATGGTTTAGCTTATAAAATAGAGGTTTTATATAGACCTACTGTAAGGGTAGGTGCTTTTTAATGAATATTGAGTTTGATAATAAAGGACAATATATTAGACCTCTCCTATCTTTGTATTATAGAGATAAACAAACTTGCGTAGGTGTGTTATCTGGGGTATATAATATTACTTTAAGTGCTAAATTAAACGCTTTGTCGGAAATGACATTTAATATGTCAGCTAAAATTTTTGATAATATTAGTGGGCTAATGATTGACAACCCTATGCGTGATAAAATTAAAAAGAATATGCTTATTTATTCTACAGGTACTGATAATATTTTTAATATTCCTGTTGAATGGAATAGTAATGGTATTGTAGTAACTAAGAAAAAATTTATCGGAATACATTGGTGGGTTATTACTAATGTAGAAGAAAATAACGATGAAAATGGCGATATTTATACTATTACATTAACTTCATATGATAGCACACTAAGGGAAAGAAAGATGTTTTTATCTTCTGGAACTGATGATAATAAGCAAGTTTTAAAATTATGTAATAAATATGTTGTAACTTATAGAGTTCCAGACCTTTCAGGTGGAGCGATTTCTATTTGGACTTATAATCCCACTAAACCAAAATTTTTAGACAAAAATATTAGTTCTCAAATTAATATATCACGATATGATAATGAATATACTGAGTATTTTGTAAGTGCTGATGAAGTCATTAAATGGTTTCTTGGAGAGGATACAGGTGAAGTAACTAAGGATGGTGAAGCAGTTTTTTCTGGTGGGGTACTTTCAAAATCATTAATTAACGAATATATTGATACTTCTTCTACTAAATCTAATATCTTGATTGAGGAAATTATAAATTTTTTGTCTTATGGCATAAGATGGAAAGACGAAACCGATACTGACGATATTAAAATATATTTCAACGGTGATAGTATGGTTACAACAGATGCCTATGCTAATATTCCAGATGATACACAATATCATCTTAGCCTCGATGTGTGGGAAACATTACAAGATAAAGTAGAGTCAGCACAAAATATATGGAGATTTGGTTACATTTCCCCTACTTTAAAAACCCTTTACCGTACTATTGAAGATGGTAGTAATAGTATTTACGAATGGTTGTCAACAATTGAAAAAAAATTTAATTGTTTTCACATCTGTGATTGTGATAACAATACAATTAACTTTTATACGCAAAAGGATTTATTCAAAACTTTAGGAAAATCTATATATTTAACATATGACAATTTACTAAAAAATACTACCGTTAATACAAGTGATAGAGAGCCTATTACTTGTAGTCATATATATTCGGACAATCAAGGGGATTATTCAATTGCATATGTCAATCCTTTAGGTAATAATTTGATTTATAATTTTGGTGACTATCAATTGTATATGGATAGCAGTATACAAGCAAATTTAACTAAGTGGTATTCTCGTATTACAGATTTTGAATTGGTCTTTAAAAGGTTGGGGTTTTTAAGATTATATTATACGCAAACAATTAATTATTGGTATAGTAAAATGAGTGAGTATTTAGATTCATTTTTTGAGGTTGCTGATACAATTAATTTATATGCTCAATCAGGAGGTATTACAGATATGTCTGTTGAAGGTGTATCTGGAATAACAACGAAGTACATTAGTACCAGTTATGGAGTCGGTAGTAAAATACCAGTGTGGAAACCAATGATTGCTGAATGGCAAGACAGAGCAATATCTGATATAGGTTTAACAAAAGATGAGCTTAATAATTTTAATAAATATTTTTCAATACTAAATTTAGACGGTAGTAGGATTACAACTAGCGATGCTAATACTGTTTTAACTAATTTGAGAAATAAAACTTTGAATTATTATATTGCTAGATGGTCTTATATTGCAGTTAAGAACAGATATACAGCTGTTAAAGCATTGGCTCAATTTATTTATTCATTATGTAGAATGGATAAGTCTTTGAAATTAAGTGATATTACTTCCTTAACAACACAAGACCTTAGGCAGTCAAAAGGATTAGGGCAAACAACCAAAATTAAAATTTTTAATCAAAATATTACTTCCATCACTCAATTTTTAACTTATATGATGAATGATGATTATGTTAAGTTATTCAATAGTCAATTTTTACAAAATACATCCTCTGGTGCAGATGCTAAAGGATTTTTACCCAGTCTTAAAAATAGTTTTGACAGTAAAGTTAAACAAAAAATTAAAGATAATGATAGCTACCACTATTATGATAGTTCTTTATTTAGTACGAGTCAGCTTCGGACATTAGATTATTATACTATTGAAGGTAGTTATTCAGACGAGTATACAATCTTTAAAGATTTAGATTTTGATGATAGTACAATTGATAATAGACATATTAGCACTAAGCAGATTATAGATGATTTAAGTAGTTTATATCAAAAAGCCAAGTCTGATATGGTTGATTTATCAAAGCAAAGCTATGATTTTAGTTTATCTACTGCAAATATGTTAATGTCAAGTCAATTGGCTTTACAAAATGGTGAAAATGTTTATAAAGATTTAATTTATATTGGTGCGACTATTAATGCTGAAATAAAACCAAATCAATGGGAAACTCCTACGGTTTTAGAAGCTGAAATTAATTATGATAGTCCTAATGATATAACATTTAATTGCTCTAACAATTATAGGCAGAAGCCGTTAGCTTATAGATTTGAAGAATTATATAATGACATATCGCAATCTAACTCATTAAGTTTAGATTATTCGTCAGATTGGTTTGAGAATAATTAAGAGAGGACGTGATTAAATGAAAACAAATAGTAAAGTATATGAATTAAATGCTTGGCGTGATAATAACATTACAATCAATTGTACACAAGGCGAATATTCGGAATTAACTTTTACTGGTAGTTCTTTAACTGATATTAAAGGTAAAAAAATTAATTTCCAACTTTATGATGGAGATGGATTGATTGATTTAAGTGATGTTGATGAAGTGTATTACGATGCTGTAAACGAACAAGGTGAACAATCGGCTTGTGATGCCTTAGTTATTAATAAGACTACTAATACTGTTATACTTGGTTTGTCTAAAGCAATGACATCTAAAAGTGGTAAAGTTAAAGGTGAAATTCGATTAGTAACTAGTAAAGTTGATGGCAACAATAAAATCACTTCTACAAATACTAAATTTTATGGAGTAAATCTAAAAGTTAATAAATCTAATGATGATGGTGGTTTGATTGGCAATCCACAATTTAGTGAATTAGAAAAACTAATTACCTATGTTAAGATAGCTGCTAAGATAACTGACGAAGGTATTGATTTTGCAAAATATCTTATTGACGATAGTAGTGTAGCGACTAATAAGACTTATAGTAGTGCTAAGGTAGAAGAAATAGTAACTATCGCTAGAGAAAAAAGTGATAGTAATAAAGAACAGATAGACCAGCTTAAAGGCGATATTAATAAATTAAATGTCAATAAAGTAAACAATGCAGACTTTAATACATACAAATCCACCAACGATACAGCGGTATCAAAAAACGCGACTGACATCTTGTCAATTAATAGCAGCTTAAACTTATTTGGTAAAAACAATTTATCAAGTAAACTAAATAGCGAAAAAACTGGTTATTTCTCGTCAACTAACACAAACAATAAAGGTTCATTTAATGATGGCACTTATTCGATTTCAACTTCAAGTGACAACACAGAAAGAGCAAAATGGGTATTTAATTATGAACTTCAAGTTGAAAAAGGAACTTATTTCATAGCTTTCGATTATGTGACAAACACTAACTTCAATGTTGGATTGAGGATTAATGGTGCATATAATGATATTGGCAAAATAGGTGCTATTACAGATGGTAAAAAGCACACATTTGTAACAAGTGTTGATATTGATACTTCTGTTGGATTGTATGAAGTGTATATGCCGAATACAGGTGATATTGATTGCAAGATTGATAATATCAAAATTATGACACAATTTGACTATGCGAAATCATATAGCAACATTGAAGATTATCTGTTATATAATGATATGCACGAAGTAACTCCTGAATTATTTGGTGCAGTTGGTAACGGTCAATTTGATGATACAATAGCTTTACAAAATGCAATTAATTATTGTATTGAAAATGGTACACAACTCAAATGCCAAAATGGTAAAACATATTGTATTAGTAATCCGTTAGATTTATCCAATACGGCTATTTGTTTGATTGACTTTAATTGGTCAATTTTAAAAGCGATTAAAACAATGGATTATATGATTACATTTGACGGCTCAGCTAACACACGAAATGATGTGAAAACATTATTAAAGAATGTAATTATTGATTGTAATTTTAAAGCTGGTGGATTAGATTTAATTTACTCTTTCAAATTTACATTTGATAGTTTTATGGTTAAAAACTGTCAAACAACTGCAATTTGGATACAAAAAGGTGGTGCTTTTGTATGTCAAAACGGCACGATTATTGGCAATTGTACACCTGATAGCAGAGGTATTTATAACCAAACTAGTGACTGCCATTTTCACGAAATTGTTATTGTGGATATGAAAAAATGTATCTTTAACGGTGGCACTAACTTCTATCATAAAGTACACGGTTGGCTAACAAGCAAGGTTGCAAACAGTATCTTTTTTGAGCATTTTGCAGGCTTCGGAAGTTTGTCACATTGTCAATGTGATACTTACGAAACAGGATATTTAATGCGTACTAGTTATGATTTGTCATTAGTCGCTTGTACATACTACAATAACTACCATTTGTACGATAGTGATGTTACTCCAGTAGTTTTTAAATTCAACTCTGGAATACACCCATATGCAAGAAGAATTTGTTGCACAAACTGTAGTTTTAATTCACCAAATTTAGTAACTACATTAAGTAGCGTTACAGACGCACAAATAACCTTTAATGGCTATACACATTTCATAAATATTGCTGGATATGACAAGATAAGTCGCATTAGTCCAACTTTACAAGCTAAAGTAACATCAGACTTTGACGGTTCAGTTAATAAACTAACATACCGTAACGGACTTTGTTACTATGACTTTTCTCTACAATTTACAAGCACAATCGGAGCAAGTAATTTATTAGAAATAGCCACAATCCAAAGTCCATATTACCCACTTGAAAACCAAATGTTTCCTTGTTACTTAACGAAAACATTGGCTGGGTCGGATTGTATTGTTGGCAAATTACTAATTGATACAAATGGCAAAGTACAAGTAAGAGTACCAAGCGGTAGTGTAGCAGACTATCAATATTTATACGCCCATTGCTACTACGAACCAAAAGCAATAGGCGAGTAATGAGGAAGATAATAATGAAGTATTATAAGGTTATTAACTCTGATAGACAAGTAGTTGATGCTTTAATTAGTGGAGAAATTAGCTATGTTAAATTTCAACAAAGAAATAAATTGCTTGTAAATTGTGCTAAAGATGAAGCACAAGGTTTTTTATCTTATGATTTGTTAAATGTATATCGTACAGAAGATATGATTAAATTCCCAAGTAACTGTAACTATCAATATGATGAAGTAATTTTAAAAGAGATTACAGAAGATGATTACAATATACTTAGAAAGGCTATTGATGAGAGTAAGCCTATTGAACCTGAGCCTGAGCCAACTCCTGAACCAGAACCTGAACCAAGTCCAAAACCTGACGAACCAGAAGTTGATGATAATGCTTTAGAGCTAGTTAAGACAAGTAAGGTTTCAGAGATGAGCAAGGCTTGTAATAAGGTAATTACTAACGGTTTTGATGTAGTGTTATCTGATGGACAGCCACATCATTTTAGCTTAACCCTTGATGACCAAGCTAATTTATCAACATTATCTGCCGATATGGTTACAGGCTCTAAAACTTTGCCATATCACGCTGATGGTGAAGAATGTCAATTCTTCTCTGTTGAAGATATGACAAAAATCATCACAACCGCAAAGGAATTTAAGACTTATCATATTACATACTTTAACTCACTAAAGTTATATATTTTATCTTTAGACGATATTAATGTAATAGGTAATATTAAATATGGTGATGAAATTCCTAATGAAAATAAAAGTGAAGTTTTATTAACGCTCGAGCAACAATTAAATGATAATTCAACAAGTAGTGACGGTGATACAGGTGAAGAAAATTGATATAAAAAATTTTATCCTTGAACGAATTATAATGTTTATAGTTGGCTTTTGTGTTTATATTACCATAGAAGTCTGCTTTAGAGGCTATAGTTTCGTTTCTATGGGTATTTGTGGTGGCTGTATATTTATTATACTAGACAGTATAAATGGCCTCATATCGCGGGATATGGACTTGTTACTGCAAGGTATTATAGGCTCGATTACAATAACCTCTACCGAATTTATTGTCGGTATGGTAAGCAAACTACAAGGACATTTACCTATGTGGGATTATTCAAATATGCCTTTTAATTTTGAAGGTATTATTTGTTTGCCATTTAGCTTAATATGGATAGGTGTATCAATTATAGGTATTTTAGTAGCAGATGCTATTAAGTATTATGTGTTTGACGAATTACCTATTCCCTACTATAAGTTATTTGGCAAGACGATTATCAAATACAAAAAGAAAAATTGAATATAGAAAAGAAAAGGCTATCTCTTAATCGAGGTAGCCTTTTATGAGGAAGAAAAATTGATGGAGATTAAAACAATTATTGAGTGGATAATTTTAATCGGTTCTTGTATATCTGCATTGGGTATCATCATTGCTTTTCTTCAAAGACAACAGAAGAAAGTTATTCAAACTATTTTTAAAAGTGATTATTTTAAAAAGGAATTTAACAGTTTATCAGAACAAATTAAACAGTTAAATACTAAAATAAGCACTTTAGAAACCAATGTTAATCGACAGATGGACGATATTAGACACGAGAGAGAAAAAGACAGTCTGATTAATTGTCAAACAGAGCTTATTAACTTTCTGAGCGATATTGAAAATGGCGTGCCTAAAGACAAAGAACAGATACATACTGCGTATCGTAGATTCGATTATTACACTAATATATTACACGGTAATTCATATGTCCACGATAAATGGATGAAAGTTATGGAAAACAGAAAGGATTTGATTATATGATGAAAAATAGAAATTGGAAAAATTGGGCTAAGTGTGCTGGTATTAGAGCTATCAAAACAGTTGCACAGACGGCTGTTGCTACTATTGGCGTAAGTGCCGTTATGAGCGATGTTAATTGGATTGCAGTAGGTTCAGCTTCTCTACTAGCTGGTATTTTATCAATTTTAACTAGTGTAGCTGGACTACCTGAAGGTGAAAATAGTGAGGGCGAATAACTATGGCTAAATATAGAAAGAAACCAGTTGTAATTGAAGCCTATCAATACGCAGGGGATTTTATTGAAAATAGTGTATGGAATGCTCCTACTTGGATTAAACAGGCGTTAGATACAGGTAAATTAAAGTATAAAGAGTTAGAAGATAATCCACCTGAATTATATGTAGTAACCCTTGAAGGGGATATGAAATGTGATTATATGGATTATGTTATTAAAGGTGTAAAAGGTGAATTATATCCTTGTAAACCAGATATTTTTGAAGAAACATATGAACAAGTTGATGAAAAATAAGGGGTGATATATATGTCAAAGATTACTTTTATTGATGTTAGTAAGTGGAATAGCAATGTAGATTACAAGAGTGTTAAATCTGCTGGTGTTACAGGTGTTATCATTCAATGTGGCTACGGTATGGCATCAACACAGAAAGACCCATACTTTGAAGATAACTACAAGAAAGCTAAAGCACAAGGCTTAAAGGTTGGTGCTTATCTTTATAGCTATGCTGAAAGTGTATCAGACGCAAAAAAAGAAGCGAATGTATGTTTAAAGTGGATTAAAGGTAAGAAGTTTGACCTACCTATCTACATTGATATGGAAGAAGAAGGTCTAACATATCTAGGTAAATCAACTCTAACAAAGATTGCAACAAAGTTTTGTAAGATTGTTGAAAAGTCAGGTTACAAGGCTGGTGTATATGCAAATGCAAATTGGTTTAAAAGTAATTTAAATTATAATTCATTAAAGAAGAAGTATAGTATTTGGTTAGCCCAGTATGCTAGTTATAAGGATTTTGATTGTGACATTTGGCAATATACTGATAAATTAATGATTAACGGCAAACCATTTGATGGTAACTATGCTTATAAGACTTTTGAAGGTAAAAAGAAAAAATATGTTAAAGTTAAACATAATTATTTTCTAAGAAGAAAGGCATTTATTGACCCTGTAACAAAGTCAAATAAGCCTATTGCTAAGTTAACCAAAGGAACTAAAGTCGAATGGATTTCTGACGATGGTACAGGCTTTAGCAAGGTTAAGTACAACGGTCATACTGGTTATACACTTAATACTATGTTAGATAAAAAAGGTCTGTCTAAGTATAAAACAAAGGTATTTCCTAAAGGAAGTAAATATCATAGAATTTATAAGGGTGCTATTAAGTACAGCAAGACAATGGACAAGGCTAGAAAGTTTACTATCATCTCTTATACAGAAGAAGGTAGATTTAAGGGCTGGTATTATGTAAGACGAAACGGAAGATATTATTTTATGAAGTGATATTGACAATCACTTTAATTTGTGATATATTAAGTGTAATGAAAATCAGCGATTATCTTAATGTTTGATTTTCGTGTGTTATAGTTCCCTATGACTTGGTATGAAATAAGGAACTGAAAGACTATCCATTAATTTGGGTAGTCTTTTTCTTATAGTCTTAATATATTTAATTGCCTCATATATTAATTCAACTACATCATTTTGATACTGTATGATGTAATTGAAATATTTTCATAAAATATTAAAATAGGTATTGACAAAATTATATTTAGACTATATAATAGTGTCAACAGTTGTAATTGTTAGAGCTGTTTATTAATCTATCCATATTGGATTCTAAATAGTGTGTATTTAGTTAATAAATTTTAATCTATCCATATTGGATTTTAAAAAGTATATATTCTATATATTTATTAATCTATCCAAACTGGAATTTAAACAGCATATATTAATTACAACAATTAAATCTATCCAAATTGGATGAAATAACCCACCAGTTAATTCTGGTGGGTTATTTTTTTTGAGAAATTTAGGGTATATCCAAAATCGAGGATATACCCTGTTTTTACTTTAATTACGAAAAATCCGTAATTAATTGTGGATTATATTTTTAGAAAATGTATTGACAAATAGTACGCTAGGGATTATTTTTTTATATAAAATTTGTATTATATATACGGTTTTTCACTATTTGTTAATAAATTTACAACCGACATTAATGTTATTTACAAAATTATATATTATTTTCAACACTCATTGTCAAAATGGGTGTTTTTTTTATTCTATCAAACATTTATTAAAATTTTACAATTATATTGAAAGGTGGTATGTTATGACCTCAGAACAGAACATTAAATTCAGAGCATTAAAATTGATTGAACAATTATATATTGATAAGCAGATAGACGAAAAAATATATCGTAAAGCCATAGAAGAAAATAAAAAGGATATTGACACAACACAATTTACTTTATATAATATTACTAACCCATTATACAAAAATGGGAAATTTAAGTGGGAGTGTATTAATTAATGAGAGTAGTGTATTATGGTAGAGTTTCATCAGAAAAAGATGAGCAAATTAATGCCTTAGGAAATCAAATTGAAAGTTATAAAACTTATCTAGAACAACACCCTGAATACGAATTAGTTGATGAATATATTGATGAGGGTATTACAGGAACTAGTATGAGCAAAAGACCAAGTTTCTGTCAAATGATGGAAGATGCTCAACAAAATAAGTTTGATTTGATTATCACTAGAGAAGTATCTCGTTTTGCGAGAAATACGGTTGATACATTAAGCTGTACTCGTTTCTTAAAGAAATATGGTATTGGTGTGTATTTTATGTTAGATAATATTAACACATTAGATAGTGATGGTGAATTAAGATTAACTATTATGGCAACTATGGCACAGGACGAAAGCCGTAAAATATCTAATCGTGTTAAAGCTGGTTTAAGTGTTTGTGTAGATAAAGCACAAGTATTAGGTAGTGGCAATATCTTAGGCTATGATAAGGTTAATAAGAGTTATGTTATTAATGAAGAACAAGCTAAAACCGTAAGAATGATATTCGACTGGTATTTAGAGGGTAAGGGTATTAAAGAGATTCGTTTCTTATTAGAGAAAAATCACCGTTTAACTGCAAATGGCAAAACTCGTTGGTATAGTTCTGTCGTTTTAAAAATATTAAAAAGAACTACATACTGTGGATATATTACTTACGGTCAATCATATGTAACTAATTTTCTTGAACAAGAAAGGACATATGATAAGTCAAAGCAAGTTGTAAAAAAATGTGATTTTGAACCTATCATTTCTTTAGAGGACTTCCAAAAGGTACAATCTATGATTGCTTCCAAGAGTAAAGTTATTGAGAATGGTAAATCAGTAGGTGTTAAGCCTAGTAAAAGTGTTTGGACTGACATATTATTATGTGGAAATTGCAATAGTAAATTTTTACGCCTTAAATGGGGTAGAAATAAAAATGGGTATCGTTATGGTTATCAATGTGGCAACCAAAAGTCAATGGGTGCTATCCAAACAAGAATAAACAAAGGTTTGCCTATTGAGGGGTGTTGTGATGCACCTATGATACCAGAATGGAAATTGCAAGTTATTGCTAAATATGTTTTTACTCAGTTCCTTAGTGACAAAGAACAAGTATTAAACGAAGCAAAACAAATACTTAAAGAGATTACACCAAAGGCTGTTGAGGAGAATACTAATTCTCAACAGATTGAAGAATTAACCCAACAATTAGATAAGGTTAATAATAAGATTGATGGTTTAATTGATATGAGAGCTGAGGGAGAAATTACCAAAGAACAATTTAAGAAAAAGAAAGAACAGTTCGATACTCAACTTATTGAAATTCAACAACAATTAGATGAATTAATTACTATTCCACAGCCAACTAATATTGATGATAAAATTACAATATTACAAGGTGTATTAGACTCATATCAAGAAGATATGTTTAGTGAAGATGGAATTATACCAGACAATTTGATTAAGGCTTATATTAAACAAGTTGTTGTTAATAAGGATAATTTTGATATTTATTTACAAAATCTTTCTCCTGACCCTAATGATACAGGTAAAGGAAACAAGGTAAAAACTGTTCCTGTTTGTGTTCAAATTAAGGGAAATTCTAGGAATTATTCACTTGAAACTAAATCTCCCAAAATAGTTAATGACTGCTCAGGCTGC